TCCCCCTTACCGTTCAGCGTTAGCTTTTGGTATTGTTGGAAGTTAATGGTTCGAAGATCTTCAATCTCAGGAGCGTACTTAGCTACCTCATAATTGAACAATTCTTCGGCTTCCTCCATCTTTTGTTCGAACTCTGCTTTAATCTCTGCAAGCTTCACCTCGTCCAAGGCTACCCCGTAAGATTCCATATCAAACAGAACTTTAATAAGTGGAAGTTCAATATTCTGATAAACTTCACTTACTCGCTCTAAATTACACGATTTACATTCTTCAGTTCCTGGAGTAAGGTACTTCTCTTGGAACTTGTAAAGCTCGTATGTCTGTAGTGGGTCAAAGGCCGCATACATATAGGCTACATCTGGAGGAATTAAACTAAATGGTATTCCTTTGAACAAGTCATTGAACTTCGCGACCTCTGCGTTCTCGTCTTCTTTCACATATTTAGCGTAAAGAAGCTTCAGGGAGTGAGGTTCATTTTCGTTCAATAAGTTCGACGCAATGTAAGTATCCCATAATGGGTCAGGCATTCTAATATCTAGTTGCCAGTAAATACTACTAATATCAAACTTACCTAAATGGTACACGAACTTCACATCGTATTCGATCATCTCCTCGATGAACTCTTTCATAACCTTTGGATCAATCTGACCTTTGATGCGCTGTTTCGTTAAGTTACTACGATGGTTCAGTGGAACGTAAATAGCCTTTTCACCTTCCGTATACAAGCAGACACCTACGAGGTCCTCGTGTATCGAGTCCTTACCGTTAGTCTCCACGTCCAGGGCTACAATTCCATTTTCAATACAAACTCCTATATACTCGTCAAGCCTGTCCTCGTCTGTAACTAGTTCCAATTTAGGAAGCACATCTTTTAAAATGCGTTTAGACATGGCTTTTGCTCTAGCTACCGCATCCCGTAAATGGTCACCACTAATGTATGTAACCTCTACCGAATCTTTACGGTTGCGCTTCTGGGCTAGTAACTTCTGGTCAGACTTTCTACCTCCTCGTGTCGGTATTCCGAATAATCCTTTTTGTGTCATTGTTTACCTCTCTAAAATAAAAAGGAAGCTAAATTGCTTCCTCTTAGAATCGACCACCTCTAGTACGTGGTCCGGATGTTCGCGGTCCGGATGTACTAGGTCCACGGCGTGTTACTGATTCACGTGCATGACTACGAGAACCTGTGTCACGACTAGAACCTCTACGAGGTGTAGACCCGCTAGAGCGTCGTGAGGAATTATCCTCTAGTGTGAACTTACCATCTAGTACATCGTACATCTGGTCGGAACTTAGGTCCAAGATAAGAGTACCTAACAACTCCGATTTCTCTGGGAAGTCGTCAAGTGTCACATCTGGATCAGCTGCTTCTGGGAAAAATTCATACGTAGTACGTTGGTCACCTTTCTTACCGCTTCGAACAATTTCAAACGGTTGGTTGACAAGTGGTCCATACTTGTTAATGAGTGTAACAATCTTGGACACATAGCTACGACCTCGGTCCCATGTTTCAACCTGATCAGTGTTTTCGTTATACAGTTGAAGGAATAGCTTCTCTACACGAGGGAATCCTTCTTCACACAATGGACAATCTTCTGGATGAATGCTTTCACCATCTTCACTAATAGCTAGACAGTTTACATAGCGTTCACGCCCATCAATCTCTGCGCGGTGAACTACAAAATAATCCATATCTTGTCCATCCGGATCTTCGTACAGGAATGTAACTACCGCTGAATCCTTATCGTCAGCTAAACTAAAGAATCCGTTTCCGTTACCGGTTCCATAACTACCGGAATTATTAATACTTACTCGACCCATCTTGGTCCTCCTTTAAAGTGTTTAAGTGTATAAGGGTTTAAGTGTATAAGTGCCTTATAGTTTAATATACACCTAATTTAGGTGTAGGGTATACTAGTTTAGGAAATTATCCAACTTCTTAGCTAGTGAACGTTTAATCCCTGCTACCGCCGCACGAGTAACGCCGATTTCTTTAGCAACTTCTGCGTCAGTTAGGACTTGACCGTTTCGTACAATACATTCGATATAAGCGTATTGCTTATCTGTTAAAGGTAGGGTAGGTAGTGAAGTAGTAATGTCAATAGCTGACCAATCTTCCTCCACACCCTGTGAATAAAATACATTATAATTATCCACATCGTCACAAGACGTGTTACCTTCCCACTCTACATCTACATACCAATCTCGTTGTACAGATGTAACCTTTAAATGTCGATACTCATTACGCATCGTGTTCCGCATAAGTCTTGTGACATAAGTAGCAAAATTAGCTCCAGCGTCAATTCTAAACGTACTTAAAGCCTTATCTAATGTACTCCAAACAAAGCTATCTACATCTTCTCGGCTAAAGCTAAAATAACGCTGTCCGATTTTATGTAACATACCTGAGTACCGTGAATACACCACGGCAAGGGCTCCGTTAGGGTCCACATTATACAAGGCCACACAATCAGTATCCGGAACTGTACCAATACAGTCCACAATATCATTCACAAGTTTGTTCATTGTTTAATCTCCTAAAGAAATTGTATAAGTCTATTATACATTATCGGGTAATAATTTACAAGACCAAATCTGTAAAATCTATTAATTCCGGCCTGTCATTTATATCCCATTTATTGTCCCAAAATTCTGCTGGGTAGTTTAGGAAGTATACTACCTTGTCCTTACTTAGTCGCTGACGAATTTTGCCACTAGCTTTATATCCAGCCTCATCTGGGTCTAACGCTAATACAATAGTTCGAAAAGGCATCTTCTTTAAAAGTTCGAACTGATTTCCCCCACCTACTCCCATCAGCGCCACAGCAGGGATTCCAAGTGTCCAAAGAGTCAAACAGTTGATAGCTGATTCCGTGACGTATAATTTCGAACTATCTTCGAACCTATCTCGGTACTTCAATACCTCGTAAGCCCCGTACAGAAATTCAGTCTTAGGGTCACTCTCTCCGTACTTATGGAATTTCTGTCCTACACTCCGCCGGTTAAAGAATACAGTATTTCCGTCCATATCCCTAACCGGCATTGTAATACAATCGTTCAGTTTGTCATAACCTACGTCAAATAGTTCGATAATCTCATCAGTTAGTTTGCGTTTGTACATATACGGATGAATCCATCTGTACTTCTCCAACTCCTCTTCGGATATAATGGAATACGACCGTTTTGACGTCTTACTACCTTTATGCAGACCTAAATCTAATAAAGGTCGAACTTGTTCCTCGCCTGATAGGAAGTTTCGTTTTAACCATTGGTTACCATAGAAACCTCCGTCCTTCCGATTAAATAGGTCACTAATAAATTCGTTCAGTTTTGCTGTGTAACCGCAAGTGAAGCAATGAACTGTACCTGCTTCAATTAGTCGTGTACCTGAGTATGTAACCTCCCTGCTCATTCCACAAGATGGGTGGTTCTCCATACCGTTGCCGTGGAATGGACAGGAGAATTGCATATTCGAACCTAAGCTCTTCGTACGTCTAAATAAGGTACGTCCATAGTCCCGCTCAAGTTCGAAAGTAAGTTGCTGAATAATTTGCTCGCACGTAGCATCAATATATAATCCATTAACTTTCAAAATGCTTCTACTCCTTCCCGACTTACTTGTTTTTGCAACTTATTAGAAGACTGGCGGGCTTTCAACATAACAGGACTAGACTTGTCTTCTGTGTCGTCGTCATTCTTAAAGCCTATAAGAGTGTAGGTACCTGTAGTTACGTCCCACATATACTCAATAGTCTTGTTATCCTCACCGTACCGGTTCTTTACTACAGACAGTCTAAGAATACCGTTAGCCTCGTCACGTTGCATTGTAATAACCCGACTAGCGTTCTGCCCCACGGCATCGGATTCTGCGATATGTTCTAATTGAATAGTATCGTTACCGCCGTCTTTTGCCGCCCGTCCAGCCTGTACATTTAGTACAATAGGGATTCCATACTTAGCGGATAGCTTATACAAGTCCATGGTAATATTAGCGTACTGAATACGCTTCTGTTCCCTACTTGGTATGGATTCGTTCATAAGGGACAGTTGGTCAATACCTACCACCTTGGGCTTGTACTTCTGAATCATACTATCTAATAACGCCGGGGTCATGTTACGTCCACCAATCATCATTGGGGTTACAACTACGAGAGGAGTATCACTATCCTGCATGAGTTCAATATGATCCTCGTACTTCTTTAGCTCATTATCGTTCCACACCCCTTTAGTAATGGAATTAATACTTACATTAGATAGTAAGGTGTCGATACGAGACCCAACCTGCATTTCACTCATTTCCCCGGAATAGAGTAAAACAGATTGACCTTGTTTCCACGCAGTAGCCATCATCTTGTCGAGTGTCCAGGACTTACCTTGTCCAGGTCGTGCTACAATGACGATCAGTTCCTCGCCGGGTAGCATTCCACCTAATACATCATCTAATAGTTCAAATCCAGTAGATACTCCTAATAAGTCACCTGACTTATCTGCGATGTCCATAGCCCAATTAAAGCGGTCGTACGCCGACTTAGTTAAGTCCACACCGCCTACGAATTTAGATTGCTGGATCAGCTTTTCAAGTTTTGGTAAAATGTTCGATACGGCTATACTCGAATCAGTTTGCATATCCTCAGCCGCCTGACTAAGAATAGGTACCATTGCATTATATAAATGCTCTTCCCTTATCTTATCTACTAAATAAGCATCAGTCTCTAAAATGTTCAGAAGTTCGAATCCAGGAAAATGTTCAAGTACAGTCTCGTCATCAGGAACATTCCCATAGTTTCGAACATGGTCCATAATGAACTCATATTCAGGATAGTAGTCACTGAAGTATTCGTCCGTTATCCCGTTATTAACTAAAATAGAAGTACTCTTGTCCTGAAGTACTTTATTCAGTACCTGTAGTTGAATCACGTTTAGCCCCCAATCTATTTCCGTGCATGTCGTACATTGGATAGAATTTATGACCAGGTCGGTCACCTAACCATAACCCAGTATCGTCCATAGATAAGTAATAAGCGTTACGATACTGATCTTCTACCTGCTTTACTTTGGAATTAGTATAGGCTAGCATACTGACTACCCCTATTACTACGCCTAATAGTACGGAACTAATCACAAGGGATAGTAACCTTTTCGACTTTGAAGTCATGAATATTCTCCTTCCAGTATTTGTACATAAAATCAAGAAGCCGTTCGTCGTATTCCCGAATTTCCTGTTCAGTTAAGAACAAGTTATCAAGTAGGTACACGGAGGCGCTAATTGGCTTTAAAAGACAGCACTTAACTATCTCGCCCCTGACATTCTTATAAATCATAGGTACTAGATTCTTATCTAGTACTAAATACTTAGGCTCGTTCAAAATCTTTCACCTCCTTAGGTGTATATCCTCGAACATTTGAAGCACCGAACTCGATTACCGTCGCCGTATCGTAGATCCTACTATATAACCGTTTACCGAGTACGTCCTTAATTTTTGCATCCTTGTAATTGGTCGTATAGATAGTAGCAAGGTTATTATCTACACGGTAATTCACTAGGTCATATAAATGATTATAAGATACTTGCGTCAAACGCCCTGAACCAATTTCGTCGATTACTAATAATCTGCAAGTCTTTAGGCGGTTCAGGTAGTTAAAAAATTCAATACTAGTTTCGAAGTATCCAAAGTCACCGAAGATTTCTAACATAGAAGAACTAACACAGAATACACCTTTAACATCTAATAGTCCATCTAAAGCAGTTTCGGCGATATAACGTTGTAATAATCGAATCGCCCAACTAGTTTTTCCATTACCAACCGTACTACTAGTAATAACAACATTTCGACCCTCGTTGACATTTTCAACAACATTCGACCTATAATCCTCTAGCCACTGCCAAGCTAAATCATCAGCCTTTCGAGGAACTAGATTTTGAGGAACTAAATATTTCTTAGGTACTCCCGATTCAACTAATAATTGATGAACTTTTCTTTTCCATATTTCATTTACGTCCATTATTTTACCTTTCTAAATGTTCAATTCACCCTTAGTTTTTTTTTACCTTTCTAATATTAGTCCATATACCTAAAATAGTTCAATACCTGTATATATGGACCCGATGGAGGGAGAGAGGGCTAGCTTGCTAAGCTGCTCTAAAGCAGCTGTAAAAATGACTTTGTAAAAAAGTCTTTTTTACTAGTATATACACCAAATTTCGCGATTTGGTTAAGTGGTTCGAAAATAATCTATATTTTGTCTACATCTTTTTAATAAAATGAGCTAAATTTCGGAGATTTATCTAATAATTCGTCCACTAGCCAAGATCTTTTAAATACAGATAGTGTAATAACATTAGGTACATTTTCGAACAAGCATCTCGAACTTTTATCAATTGATTGGTAAATGAACCACGCCATCTCTACCCACGAGGAGTATCCCGTATAATCCTTTAACTTCTTCATTGTAGTTTGGAAATTGAACCAATTGTAGTCGATACATTCAACCTTGTAAATAAATTCGTACTGAACTAAAAAGAAATGACTTAATTGTTTTAGGGTAATTTCTGTGTAGACCTTACCGTCAATAAAATTAAGTATCTGATCTTTAGTAATTAGATAGTCCCTATCCCTATTAGATAGACCTTTCGTACTATTTCCAAATAGTCCCTTGGTGGGAAGCCCTATGGACTTAAATAGTAGATGACGATTATCGGAGTTATTATTCTGCGATTTTATGCGCTGTCTAGGCATTGTTTTATCTCCTTAATGGTATTTTACGTATTCTCTAAAATAACGTTAAATAGCCGCGAAATATTAAGAATTTTTGCGAGATTTAGGGCTCTTCTTCTTAATCTTTTTAAAGCGTAACGTATAGGACACGGTCTCAGTGATAGCGGGCTTAATCACTTCAGGGTCAAGTTGCTTGTTATAGATGAGGTCCTCCAGTAAGTCTTCATTAATGCTAGGCTTCATTACAATTAGATTTTGATAAGCCTCTTTATCGAGTCCACTAGATTGTTCAATTAAGTCCCGAACAATTTTAACTAGCATGTCTTCGTCCATCGAAGATTTAGTAGAACTTGAACAAGTAACTCCCCAATCACCTACTTCAACTGACTCGATGTCCTCAAGTAGCATGTAACTCTTTAGTAACTCTTTACCAGATTTGACTGACTTAGTTAGTTCACCGAGTTCCAAATTAGATTGGGCTACCTGTGGTAATAGAGCTAAAAACTCTTTTTCATTTTGAATTTCTTTCATTAGATTTTCTCCTTCATAAGTTCATCTAAATTAGCGTCAGCGAGTTCAGACATTTCTTGTCTAAATTGTTTTCGATCTTTTGAGATTAGTTGACGTTCTCCCCACATATGCTGACGGTTGTAGAATGCTAAATCTCCAGGTACAATAGAGTCCCGAAACTTAATTAATTTCTGAACTCCTTCCTCGCTCCAATACCGTGTCTTCTTACCGTCTAGATCATTTCGAAATTTAGGTAAGTAAAACGGGAAATGAATATTCTGTTCCTTCGCGTAATTTGCGGCTCCGTACCACACTCGAGTGATAGTAGTCTGACTCCGCCCTACCATTTTACATACCTCCGAAATTCGGTAGTATTTTACACCATTAATTTCCTTCATTTATTAACCTCCGAATAGCTTCGCATTGTTTTTCGTTAGGTAGTTTATCGAACTCCACCATGCGCTTCAAGGTACGCTCGTTACAGTTCAATTGAAGGGCTATATACTTCATATCCCCCCGTTCTAATAAACCGCTTAACGCCTCACAGTAATCTACCTTAGTCCAAGATAGGAACTGTCGCTTGTCTAGAATTTGCTTGGTATCCTTGCGTACTAGACTATACATTGTTCTTTTAACCATTTGTACCCCTTAGCGCTTAATAATTAAATCGAATAGATTAGCCAACTTGCTCTTCAGTGGTACACCGTCTACTACATAGTCAGCTATCTCCCCTTTACTAGCTACGATATCTTCGATTACTTCATCGATCGTTCCCTTGCAAACTAAAGTAATAATAGATACAGGTGCTGTAGCCCCGATACGATGGGCTCTGTCCTCCGCCTGATCTTTCTCACCCTTAGTCCACGGACTGTCTAGGAATATTACTGTAGTCGCTTTAGTTAGGGTGAATCCAGTACCTAATGCTCCTATCGTACCGCAGATAACAGAAGGTCCTTTATATTCAGTAAAGGCTTGAATATTTCCGAACTTATCTTCTGTCTCACCTGTAACTAAAGTAGCTGGGTACTTCTTCATGATAGAGTGAAACAATGGGGTAATTACTTTCTCCCAATTACTGAACACAATTACAGATTCACCACTCGATATACATTCATCTATAATCTCTAACGCACGTTCAAACTTCGCGGATTGGACTTTCTTCGTAGTTAGGATTTCAGGATTTCCTGTAGCCTGTCGTAACCTAATAGTCTCAGCTAGTGGGTTACTACTTAGCATAACCTTGTCAATGTCCTCAATGAATTTAGTTCGAACTTCGTTATAGATTTTAGCTTGATCTTTACCCATGTCTATATATTCCATAGTTCGAATCTTGGGAGGTAGGTCCAGTACTTGATCCTTCGTACGCCTAAGCATGTTAGCGTTCACTATTTCCTTCAGTTCAGACAAGTTTCGGTAACCTGTAATCTGTCCAAAATTATCCTGTACACAATATCGGGCTTTAAACGCTGTCAATGAGTGATGTTCTACCCCTAACCATTTTAGAATGTTATAGGTATCAATAGGTGAGTTCAGTAATGGGGTACCTGTAAGAGCTAGTTTATAGAAGCTATTTAGCTTATGGATAGCTTCCCCCTGCTGACTTCCAGGGTTCTTACATTTATGTACCTCGTCTACTACTACCATACCAATTGTCCCCGAATTAGTAAGTTCCCGTAAGGACGAAGTAAATGCCTTATCCCGTAAAGTTTCAATATTAGTAATAAGGAAGAACTCCTTATGGTTCGTAAGTAAGTCCTCCGCCCGCTTATTAATACCTTCGATAACTAAATTACCGTTACGGTTTACTCGGCTACCTATAATATGGGCCTGTTCGTTAGAGTGAATACCTACCTCTTTAGCCCAATTCCATTTAAGTCCAGATACACAACATACTATTAGACAGTGACTAAATTGATTCTTCCGACTTACGGCAATGTCAATAGCTTGCTTAGTCTTTCCTAGACCTTGTTCATCACCTAATAGGAAACATGGATGTTCCTTAGCGAACTCGAAACATTCTACCTGATGTTCGAACGGCTTCGTTTTAAAGGTAAAGTCTCCAGTATCCGCATTGACGATATCAGTTCTGGACTTAATGTACTCCCGAATTTCTCGAGGTATCTCCCCTTTAATTTCTAAATCCCAGAACTCCAGCGCAGTAAGTACTTCCGAGAAGTATCGAATAGGTACTTCGAAATGATTATACCCTAATTCCCTAATTTTAGGTAAGGTAGACAGTTGGGTACCTAATAACTCCTCGTCATCTGTATCCTTGGGTATCGTAATGTAAATACTATTACCACGCTTGTTCATTCTGGATTTATCAATAACTAATTGAATCAATCCTTAGCTCCTTTCGCAGAATAAGCAATTAGTTCCATTGCAGTATCTAGGTCTTCTTCCCGGCGAATTGTAAATAACCCATCAATCGGCCAACCATATTTAGCTGGAACAATTCGATCCAATTTTTGTTTCACTTCTTCCGGCATTGCACGAGATAGTACATTAATTCGAATCTTGGACTTAGTTTGGAAAATCTTAACGAAGTTATACTTATGATGGTACTTAATAAACGATTGAGTCACCCCTCGTCTTGAAGCAGGAAAGTCCTTACTAATACGAGCTTCCAATTCCTTAGTAAGAGATAGTACATGGTCGGATTTAGGTACCGCGCTATTCGCTTTTTTATTGCGCTTCTCCTTAATCTCTACAACCTCAGTATCGTTAGTACTAGCAATTGGTTCAGTAACTACTGGACGAGGTGTCCGGCGTACTGACCGTCTAGCTACTTTAGGACCTTTCGGTTCAGGAGTCTCATTCTGTACCTCGTACCAACGTTCTAATGTAGCCTTAGACACGGTTACGAAGTCCTGGGTATCTAGGTTAAGTAACTCCGCTTTTCCTTCCTCAGGTAGTACTGTTTCTACCTTAAATGACTTCGAGTTACGTTTGTTAGTTAGTGTATCGCTGATTTTAAGCTCCGTGAAAATAAGTTTCATAGCTTTATTCCTCTTTTTCTTTTGTATTTCTTATTTACAATTACATTGTAACATATTACCGGGTAATACACAACCAATAAATCCAGAAATATTCGAAAATATTGAACTTTTTTTGCAACAAGAAAAGCCGGGTTATTAGCCCGACCTTCTTGTGTGAAAAAATTCACGGATATAAAACAATGAACATATATAGTATACACGTTTAACCTAAATAGGTCAATGGTGTAGAATGACTGAACTAATTATAGTAGTTCACTAAATCGTCCTTGTCCCAAGTTGAGAGCCAGATATTTCCGAACTGTCCGAATTGGAACTGACGCCAGTAATATCCACCGTAATAGCCTCCGATACCTGTATCAGAGATACGAGCTTCGTCAATTTCGAAACTAAAGTACATTCCAGGTTTAAAGTCTTTATCCGCTCCATCCGGTACATTGTTACCGTTCTCGTCTACCCAATTAACAAGGCTTACCGGAATACCATTTTCTGTCCAGTCGAATCCAACCGGTGCAAGGTAATCACACTTAATTTGCCAGATGTCGTTCACAAACTGAACATCATTAGCTAAATAGTAAGCTTTGCTATCAGGCTTGCGAGTAGGTGTAGATACTGCGGCGGTATTAGGTTGACCCGGTTTAGGTACATTACCATTATAGCGCCATACTTCAATGTACGCCGGCTTGTTCCAGTAGTAGTAATCATCCCATGGGTAGGTATTAATAGCCTGATTAGGAGCTCCTTGAGTTGAGTAGTCACATGAAATGAAGTAAACTGAATCCAGCATCACTCCCACATGACCTCCTGAACCTCCTGAAGTAGACATATCATGTCCCCAGCTCATGAGTACAATGTCGTCAGCCTTAGCGTCCCAATCTTCATTTCGGCTAATTCGAACCCAGCCTACTTTAGCCAATTGAGCGCCAAGTGTTACGGTAGATGGAAGACCTTGAATGTTAAATCCATTGTCTTTTAGGGCTTGGGAAATTGTACCTGAACAATCTCCTGTACCGTCTGTACCGTTCCGACTACCTGTCATTGAGTAAGTAACCCGTCCACGACGGGCTACGAACCAATTACCTAATTGTCCAGGCATGCTATTCCTCCTCTTTCAAGTCAGCCAAGTTCATAAGAACACAGGTAAGACCGGATAGTGCGATAGTCGATGCTACTACCATCCAGTTCACTTCTGTAAGTAGCGCAGATGACCCAATTACCCCCAAAGCGGCTTGAGCCATAGTTTTCACTACCTTAATACCAAGTTTCTTAGCAAATTTATTCATCTTCCTTCTCCTATTAGTTATCTACTAGTTTCTTAATGTCCGCGACGTCATTTTTCAATTCACGCATGTTAGCATTAAGATTATCAATACGTTCTACAAGTGCTAAGGTAATCTTCTGTTCCTCTTCGTGCTTATCTAAACGTCGATTATGACTTTCAATTACCTTTTCCTGCTCTTTGTTAATGACCTCCAGCGTTGTTAGACGGCTCTCTAATTGAGACGCACGTCCTTTCGCGGAAATGTAAAAGGTGGCCCCTGTAACAATTACAGGTAGTACCACAGTAAGTATCCAGTGCATTAGTTCAGCTTCTGTATGTACCCCCATCTATTCTCCTTCCTTATCCTAATCTAGGTAAGACGACAGTAGCTGCTCCTGTACGCAATAGGTCCTCCACTTCCTGACCTTTGTATGTATAGCCATCCGCGGCAGGCATACTAAATTTCAGAATCGTAGGAGTACCTTTAGGCCATTTCGGATTGGTGTCGAATGGGTAAGGCATTGACACAATATCGTTATTTACATAACGATGGTCATTCACTAAAGGTTTAATGAACTCGGCTACCTTACTGTAGGCATTCGGTTCCATCCCTCCTGAAGTGGAAATGGCTAACGTAACTAGGATTTCAGATATAGTTGAAACTTGTACAAGAAGTTCACGGTTCGACTCGTTCAGTTCTTGTTGGCGTTTCAACTTGTCGTCTACTTTATTAAATTTTTCCTTTTCCGCACGGTCTGGGAAATTTTCCTCATACAGGGTATCCAAAGCCATTAAAAATAGCTCTGCGTCGGATTTTTCAATATCCTCTTTTTCGAACAAGACGGGTACATAAGCTCCACTAGAATTACCTAATACGACCAAAGTCTTCAAAGGTTCAGAATTTAGATAGGTAAGTGACTTAGAAATAAATTCAAGTTTCATGTAATTTTCTCCTCTGTACTATTATAACATAATTGTAAGTTGTCCGGCGTATTTTGTACCGTTACCGGTAGCTAAAGCATGAAGTACTCCTTGCCCCTTATTAATCTGTACGTGGCAGTTTACTTCTCCAGCAATTGACCATGCCGCAATAACAAGCATATAGGCTTGAGGCGGATTAAAGATGTCGTTAGGGATGTTAGCAAATTGAATTGTACCTCCATTTCCGACAAAGTCGTACTTAATAGTTAGTACGTCCCCTACCCTCTTGTAGTACGACTCAGCGTATCCAGCTTCCTTCCAGCCGGTGTTGATAAGGTTAGGTTCATCTTTAAAGGCGAACTCTTTCCATTGGTTAGGTTTCCATTCCCTTTGGTTATTAGAAGATCTAATAAATGTGCGTCCGGAAGAAATTGCGGTAAATATCTGAACCATTTTCCAAGAATCGATCCAGTAGTGCTGAAGGAATCCCCAGTCCCCACCTTTACCTGTAGGGTTGTCAGCATACTTACCACTTCTCCATCCAAATTGAGTACCCTGTACATTCCAAGGAGCATCCCATTGAGCAGCTCCGTTACTAAGTGAACCGTTCGGTTTAGTAATTGGATATTGCTGAATCATTTTTCCTCCGGAATAGTAATCTCCAGCAATGTCCACACTACCGTACCGACCGTTCTCAGGTACCTTACCTACCCCTAATCTACCCTCCTTGTCATAAGCGTGTATAACAGCTTCTGTAGATACGGTAGCAGAGGCTGATAAGGCTTGTTGAGTAAACAAGTCTGTAAATTCAGCTACTACTGTAAATGATTTAGAAGAAGGATAATTACCAGCTAAGTTCGCGGCACTATTAATCAATTGACTGATAGCTCTCCACTCTCCAGCCGCTGGCCCTGTATCATTTACATAGTTGTCAGTGTTAATAGGGGCTACTTTGAATTTCAGTGTACCCTTATTCTTCTGAACACCGTTCACTAAGATAGGAGCAAATTTAAAGTTCCGAAGTACCTGTAAAGTCGACGGATTCTGCCTTGTTCGATATACCTGAATAGATAAAGCAGGTGGGAAGTATTCAAGTACATCAATTTCAACCTCTTTAGGTAAGGAGGTACGACCGCGACTATCTGTAATAGTAGCACGTACCTTAACCTTACCATTGAAATCAAGTGGCCCAAAGCTTTGTCCATTACTATTAATTGAGTATTTCTTACCTACAATGGAAGCATCCATACTCTTAATAGTCGAACCGTAACTACCTTGCGCCCCATTAAAGGATACCGCGATATCCGATACAATCTGAATAAACGTGTTACCTGGAACTAAACTAGCCGCCGTCTTGTTCTTATCAACTAGGGTAATCGACTCAAGGGACGGCTGAATAGAGTCTGGTAAGGAAGCCGTAAAGCTCACTGATTTAGTATCCAACCTACGTCCCGCATTAAATGTAGTAATGTACAAGGTACCTACACCTGAGATATTATTAGGTATCTCTCTAGCTAATTCCATAGGCACATACCAGTTCGCATAAGAACCGGCGTTAGATGTAACAAGTCCTTGTTGATTACCAAAGTGATAGCGAATCTCGTGGTAGTAGGAACCTACTGCCCGTCTAATACCGATTGAACACATTTGGCCGATAACGCAGTTACTAAGAGTGATGTCACTGGTTCGTGGAATAGTTGTAAGCGTAAAGTTACTACTAATATTCAATGAACCCGGCGCAGGAGACCATCCACCGTCACCACTGAAGTGAGCGGAGAATCCAAAGTCCTTAGCCCCGTCTTCGTTATGTCTTACAGTAAATGTTCGGTCAATTAACCAAATCATGGAGTTAAATTGTAGCATAGCTGGTCGGCCTGACCACTCTTGCTTCTGACCGTCAATGACCACATTCGCATAACAGTTATATTCTGCGAACGAGTACCATTCGTTATGTAGGGACAGTCGAGCTCGAACTTGACTTGTATTTTGTTCGACGTCCTGACCTACCTGTTCAATCCATAATCTTAGTCTATAACCTCGGTCACTATTGGACCAAAATTCTGCCATAGTTTTCCTCCTATCCTACATACCGGCATACGTTTAAATCTGGGTCAGCATAGTGCTGTTCCGTAATAAATCTACCAATTTGAAGCGATTTAGTAAATACCCCGTTATCGATATGAATAACCCCTTGACTAATATACATGACTTCTTTACCGGCACTGAACATTGAAATTCTGTCAGGAGATACCTTAATAGTAGAACTTGCATCATTCTTACCGATAATTAGTCCTTCGTTACTAGAGGACATATAAGTATCAATGAAGTTCTTAAACTCCCGAAGTCCACCCAATTCAGCTACAGTAGCTTCTATTCGACGTCCCGCGTCAATTAGATCTGCCTCCGACTTACTAATAGCTTCCTCATTAGCTTTAATACGAGCTTCATAAGCCTTTTCCAGGTCACTAAGCTGCTCCATAGTAGCTTTTGCGGCTAACTCTGCTTCGTAAATTTGGGACTTTTCTGCTAAAGCATTTAGCTGGTCCTGGGTTAACTTACCGTCCGCTTTACTATTAATACGGTAGGCTATATCCTCCGGGGCTTCCGTATGACTAGTATTTACAGTACCTACTTCGACTTTAATCATAGCTAGCCATGCTGTAGTTTCTTGACTTAGTAGGTGAATGATAACGTCTTGGGAACATTTAGTATCTTCCGCTAAACATAAGTAAGTAGAATAGTATTTCCAATCTGTTGTTAAGTATAGCGGTTCAAGTGTACCCCTATATCCAGGTCGGAAGTCAATTCTTGCGTTAGCCTTGTTACTCTTACCCCAGAAGCTGATTCGAACATTCTGATTAGTAAATCCGTAGTCTGTAAATACCCGACCGTCTCCACCTACCCGAAAAGTAATTTTTTGGTTTTCGTACTTACCATTCCAGGTAGAATCTAATTTAAGTGTATTATACCCTCTAAATTTAGTGGTATTATCAATACTTGCTACTAGCTGTCCCTTAGTATCTTCGGGATTATCTATTAATTGATAAGTAGAGTACGGCTCCTTCAGGCCGAACGTAAACAAGGAATTAAGGAAAAGGTTAACTCCACCTACCTGAACATTAGCCATACGGTCGAACCATCTATACTTCTTAGGGTCTGTACTATCCTCTATTGTATAGTCCGAATAGTATCCCATGTACTGTTGGTTACGGTCCTCTAAACTAAATGACCTAGACCCATCTGAACTCCCGGCGTAGGCCACATGGAAGTAAGAAGTCTTACCATCTGCCCCAGCTTTACCTGGAATACCCTGAGCCCCGTCACGACCTATCCATTTAGTCCACTTGTAAGAAGTCTTGTCTTTAGAATGGGCCTCGTTATAATCCTGATACAGTCCGATATAGGCACGACCTTGGTCAGTATGACTAAATCCTGTACCGTCCGGACTGTCGGAGAATGCGATGTGAGTAAACTGAGACCTTCCATCTCGTCCAGGAGTACCTGGAATACCCTGTCTACCAGTCTCTCCTTGAAGTCCTTGAATACCTCTTGGACCTTGTTCACCGATTTTAGATACCGAATATCCTGTCTCACTAGTGCTATCAGTATAGTGCCAAACAGTTCGAGTCCATAGGTAGAATCCTGGTTGAACTTCTGGGATACGACTAGACCAGTTATCCGTAGGTGGTTCAGTACTGGAAGTAGAACCTGCGTAGGTAATATCCGTATGGTGTAGACCTACGCCATCCTTCCCCGCAATACCGTTATTTCCGTCATTACCGTCACGAGCTATATAGGTCTTTTGATAGGCGGTTTCCGAAGTAGTGTCAGTGTATGTCCAGGTGGTTCGAGTCCATAGGAACTTACCCTTCACTAAACTAGGAACTTGCTGGGTCCATGTTGTCGGAGCAGATTGATCATTGTCCGAAAGTCCGTAAACGACCTCCGTCCCTTTTAGGCCTACCCCGTTCTTACCTGGAAGTCCGTCACTTCCTGAATCTCCTTTAGGCCCACGAGTACCCATACGGGCTACAGAATACCCTACTTCCGAAGTATTATCCGTGTACGTCCATTTAGTACGTGTCCAAAGATATTCACCATAGGGAACTTCTGGGACGCTAGACTGCCAACCCCCAGCTGGAACGTCTGTCCCAGAAGTAGCTCTAGCATAACTAATTTCAGTATTTTTAATACCTACGCCATCTTTACCAGCTATTCCATCATTTCCGTTATTCCCGTCACGGGCTATATAGGTTACGGAGTAGCCTGTCTCGTGCGTACCGTCGGAGTATCTCCAAAATGTCTTAGTCCATAAGTATCTACCCTTAGTAAGTTCAGGAACTTGCGAGGACCAGCCGTCTGTAGGAGCTTGAGTACCAGATAAGCTAATACAATAAGTAATATCAGTGTCTACGATACCTACCCCATTCTTACCAGCTACCCCGTCGACTCCATCTCGTCCAGGAGTACCGGGTTCGCCGTTACGTCCCTGCTTACCTTCAGGACCTTCAATTTTAACCCACGTAAAATCGTCAGGTTTTAGGTCTTCTGAACGTTTTGTAGTAGTTAAAACACCTATATACTTACCGTTCTCCGTGTTAAATCCTGTACCTAAAATGTCATTAGCGTACCTAATAACTACATGGGATTGCTCCTCGTTACCCGAAGAAATTGCTCCGTCCCCGTCGTCGTTAATGAGGTCCATTAAGTCCCGTCTAGGGTCATCGAATGTAATCTGCGAGTTCGATAAGTCATCGTAGTCTACCGAACGGGCAGTAACCTTACGCCACTCGTTCAGCTTATAAAAGTCATCCACCACTAACTGACTATGATGTAGGTCAGGTACCTTATCGTACAAAATTGCTGACGCTTCATATGTAACTAACGGCTTAGCGTATACATCTAAATAAGCCCTAGCCGCGTCAAGCATACTTTGTTTAATCTTGAAGCGGTCATCGTGCTTAGATTTAGGAATGTATCTAGGACGCATCTGACGTTCAGTAAACCATGAAACATCGATTAGGTAGTCACTTCCGCTATTAATACTTGCGAATGTTAACTCTTTGTCGTCATTTTCGCCCTTACCTGTTAACTTGTAAGCCGTACACAGGTTACGGGAATCTTCCGCCCTTACGATATGGTTCAGGTTCTCTTCAACTACTAAAGGATAGTCGATTTTAGATTCAGTGTACTGTTGAATAATTACGACAGTCTTAACATATCGAAGCTCTTGTTCGAATACTTCTTCGTACCCGAATGTCAGCTCCATGTTATACTGTTTCGCTAAATACCGAAGTTTATATAGTCCAGAATTTTCCTTTAAGGTAATGGACCTTACTGGACGGTTACCCGAGTCCGTAGGAATGACTAATTTGACCCACTTACCGAAATCTTTAGTAATAGCTTCCGCGACGGCTCGAACCGTACTCCCTACCATCCTAATAGGAGTTGGTAGTCCTTCAGCTAATTCGTACCATAATGCGTAACAAGTAAATTTAGTTAAGCCTTTAGCTGAACTGTCGTCTTCCGCAAACTTAATACGGAACCATCTTTCCCCAAATTTAACCACATTTTCAGTCTTTAAGTGCTGATAGATAGCTGAAGTCTCTACTGCTTCGAATGTAAGTACTTCCTTACCTTTCGAACGAGTAATGATTTCGTCCTCGTAGTGCTTATGGAAACACTCTACACTAGCGCCAAGTAGATTGAAGTTCTGGTCATATACGTAAAGAAGGCTATCCGGAATAGGAGTCATGACTAAATTGTTATCAATCATCTAGCGCCTCCTTAGTAATAGGACGGGGACAGCGAATAACGGACCTGGAATGGAAGATTCGTCGTCCATGTCGCCGTATCACTGGTTCGGTAACTAATTCTAAGTACTGATTTTCCTGAAGGAATTTTAAAGAATTGTGCATTTTTTAAGTACCCGAAAATGTTCTTAACATTATTGTTAATAGCTAATTGAAGTAGTTCGAATGTCCCAAAGTTGAACTTAATTCGATTTCCAGGATCGAGGATAATAGAATTAGTTCCAAACTCTACAGAACCTTGTCCAATACATTCAATTCGAATGTAGCCTGGAAGACGTTGGGTAGTACTAATTTCTACTTCGAAATGTCTTGTAGGTCTACCGGGATTAGTAATCTCGTGACCGTTAATACCTGAAGCGTAACTATACTGTCCAGTAATTACATTCTTAGAATATTCGTAACCATCTTTAAATTGAATACCTATTTTAGTAATAAGGTGAGCTTGTGCAAAAATTGGAACGTCTGTCAGTACACCTGGTTCACTTTCCCCCAGGAACTTACCGTATCGGAAAAATTCGGGGTCTTCTTTTGTGGAGATTTTCCAAAAAGATCGACTTCTAATGAATTGTTTAAATTCCCGATAAGTAGCGTTCACATCTTTTTCACTTTCGCCCTCAATTAGAACTGTAATGGAGGCAGTTAATCCAGAAAAGGCAGTAGACGGGGAATCGAGTACCCCGTCAATACCTTCCGGATTTTTAAATCCTCCGTCCTTTAGAGCTGCGAAGCTAATTCCCGAATATTCTAAAATAGTTACCCCTTTAGTAGATAAGTCAATATCGTCCACTAAAATAGTATCTCTATTCGCCATTTAGTCTTCCTTTCTAAGGTGTTACAATGTTACCCATGCCGGATAACGTTTCCTTACTTTTATTATACAGTCCGCGGGACAATTTGTCTACATCATCATTGCTACGAACAATGATAGTTCCGATAGTAATGTTACCTCCAGACGATTCACCGCCGTCCTTAGGTTCATTAGAATCTGTAGGACGTTGATTAATCTTGTACAAATCTACCGTAGGCGCAGTAGCGGCTGATTCAACTAAACCTAATTGAGGTCCTTTGAGTGTATCCGGTACTTGGTCCATCACATGACCGTAGATATCTTTAACTTTGTCAACGATACCATTATCCTGTACATCCATTGTAATATCACTTAGCGCATCGGATACAGCTTCCGCCATTTCTCTCGCATTATCTCGAACAGTTCGAATCATGTTAGTAATACCGAGGCCGAAACCTTCACCGGTATACTTACCGATTTTCATCATTTTACGAGACGGTGACTTAATCCCCAGCCACGACTTAGCGGCGTTCCACGCACTTTTAGCCATATTCGCGGCGGCATTAGCAGCGGCTCCAATCGCTCCGGAAATCCCGTTAACAAATCCCATTACGAAGTTCTTACCAGCTGACGCCATTTGGCCTACAAATGAACCTACTTTGGAAATCATTTGGCTACCCATGGAAGCAATCTTACCAACGGCTGAACCAATCTTACCGGCAATACCGCTAATGAAACTAGTAAGTAATTTAGCCCCTGAAGACAACATCTGTCCTACAAATGAACCAATCTTACCAATCATCTGACCCATCATACTTCCGACAGTAGATAGGAGTGAACCTAGTACTGACAGGATACCACTTACTAATGAAGTTAGTAACTGAACCCCTGCTTGAAGTAATTGAGGTAGGTGACTTAGGATAGTAGATAATAGCGATGCTAGAATCTGAATAGCTCCTTGAATTAGTTGAGGTAGTACACTAATAAACCCTTGAAGTAAGGATGTAAGTAACTGAACCCCGGCATCCAGTAATTGAGGAAGTGCGTTAATAAACGCTTCCAGTAACGCTGTCAGAATTTGAATAGCGGCTTCAATTAACTGAGGAAGTACCTGAATAAGTCCTTGAATTAACGCCGTTAGCATTTGAATACCCGCGTCAATAATCTGAGGTAGATTATCTACAATAGCCTGAATGAGGGCCATGATAATCTGAAGACCTGCTTCGATTAACGTTGGTAATGCTTGCACAATACCTTGAATAAGGGCGGTCATAATTTGAATAGCGGCCTCTATAATAGACGGTAATGCTTGTACAATAGCTCCGATAAGAGCCTGTATAATCTGAATACCGGCTTGTATTAGCTGAGGTAGGGCTTGTATTAAGCCGTTAAGTAACGTGGTAATAATCTGTACCGTAGCCTGCACAATCTGAGGTAAGGCTTGCGAAATACCTTGAATAAGTGTAGTTAAAATCTGCATTCCAGCACTAACTAATTGTGGTAGGACCGAAACTAGTGTTTGCGTAATCGCAGTAATTACCTGACTAATAGTCTGTGTGATTTGTGGAATAGCCTTAGTAATACCTTCAATAATTTTAACTAAGATTTCAGTTCCCTTTTGTACGAACTGCGGTAAGTATTTAGTTATAGCGTCTGCTACATTTTGAATCGTAGTAGACAAGTTATCAAACACTTGACGGATACCGTCTGCGTTCAAACTTCCAGTCTTAGCCCACGCCGTTAGGAATGATACTACTAAACTAATAGCTAGTCCAATAGGGCCAGTAATTCCTAGGAACGCTAATCCAAATTTGGTAATAGCGGATACGGCAAGGGACGCAACTCCTCCAATCTTACCGAACGCTCCTCCCATCTTTTCAAGTACTCCACCAATGAACCCTTTAATAGAGTCACCAGCTACACCTAATTTTTCGGAGAAGTGTTTCAAAGGTTCACCGATTTTATCTCGAACGGCCTGTCCAAACTCTTTAGCTTTCTGACCAGCTTGATGTAACCATTCCCATAAGACCTTGAGTTTTTCAGCTGCCCATTGAGCGGCTACCCCTAACCCATTCTTAATAGACGGCCAAAGCTTGTCAATAAAGTTCCTAAATGTTTCGGACTTGGTATACGCAATCATGAACACGGCTACGAGTGCGTAAATGATACCAATTACTGCGGCTATTGTTCCCATAGTTCCGGCAAATCCAGCTCCTAAGAATTGCATCGCAGTCTTAACCTTGACAATAGTGCTAATAACTGTACCGAATATTAGTAGTAATGGACCTAACGCTGCAACCATTGTCCCGAAAATAACTACCATTTTCTGACCCAATGGTGACATATTTACGAACCCTTCAATGAGTTTCGTAATCCATCCCACTAATTTAGATAACGCTGGTTCAAGAATTTGTTGAATGATAATGGCGGCTGACTCGAAAGCCCCTCCCATTTGTTCAATCTTACTTGCTAAGTTATCCTGCATAGTAGCAGCCATTTCTTTAGCCGCACCATCCGAATTAATTAACGAGTTGGTCATCTTATCCAATTTCTCAGGACCAGCGTCTAATAGTGCTAACATACCTGAAAGGGATTGTTGACCGTACAATGTGACTAAGTGTCGGTTACGTTCCTCTTGCGTTAACCCTGCGGTAGCCTTTTTCAGCTGACCAATCTGTTCACGAAGAGGTACCATTTTCCCGTTAGCGTCGTAGAATGATACACCTAATTCATCCATGGATTTAACCATAGCCTTAGTAGGTTTAGCAATACGGGACAAGGCTCCACGGAGTGTCGTACCTGCTTGTGAACCTTTAATACCTGCGTCCGCCATGATACCAATAGACGCCGCAGTTTCTTCTAAACTTAGTCCCATCGAGTGGGCTACAGGAGCTACATACTTCATAGCTTCCGCCATGTCTACCGTCTCTGCGTTAGTATCCGCAGCGGCTCTAGCGAATACGTCTGCTACGTGTCCAGCCTGATTAGCTTCAAGTCCGAACGCACGTAAGGAACTAGCCATAGCGTCCGCACTTTGGGCTACGTCCCCTCCGGACACGGCCGCAAGGTCTAATGTACCAGGCATTGCGTTCATGATTTCATTTACAGAGAAACCAGCTGACGCTAAGTTCTCCATCCCCTGAGCAGCTTCTTTAGCACTGAACGCCGTCTTAGCCCCTAACTGAATAGCCTGTTGTTTCATCTTGTCTAGCTCATTTCCAGTAGCACCGGCGATTGCTTGTACACGGGACATTTGAGCCTGAAACTCGTTACCTACCTTGACGGAAAGTCCCGCCATAGCTAATAGAGGTAATGTAACTGCTTTAGTCATCGTTTTACCCATAGAGGTCATAGATGAACCAATTTGAAACGCTTTCGAGGATTCAACGGCTAGTCGTTGGGCCTGACTTTGAGCTAAATTTAGCTGGGAGGTAAAGTTGGAGATATCTAGTGTCATCTTTGCGGCAATAGTACCAAAATCCATTTAAACTCCTTTCATCAATAAAATAAGGGTGACCGGAAAGGTTCACCCTAGTAACGTTTGAAGACCCGGATTGCTCTTTTCATCTTCCGGATACCGAGGTTGTTTATCGTCGGCTAAGTATCTAATATAGGCGACTGCCGCAGTATCGAAACAATATTTTCCAATATCGGTCTGAAACCCAGCAACCTCGCTAGGACGGATATGAAATTCGCTAGCCACTGCTATGACATTAGTCATCTCCCTCGACATTACGAAAGGATTCAGCTTCTTGAACCTCTCCGTACATAGCTCCGAAGATGGTCATTAGCTGCTCATCCGTTAGGTACTCACCTACTTCTGCGTATGTAGGTTGAACCATTGAAGCTTCTGCAAATACTCGAAGAAGTTCAGCCATATCCTTCACACCGGAATCAGATGCACTAAGTTTAGCTAGCGCCTGTTTCTTAACTTCATCTGTAATTCCTGCGGTAACGTCAGTAGCTGATCCCGCTTTAGTATCCTCACCGAAAAGTTCAGTTACCTTACCTAACAATGTATTAGGGATACGCCCATTAGCGAGTAAGGCCATGATACCTGTGGTTCGGATTTGAATGTGAATAGGTTCATCCTTTGGAGTAAATCCAGGAATTTGGATAATCTGGAACGAACGATTCTTAAATTCTTCTGCGGTGATAATCTTAACTGATGTCATAGTAGTTGTCCTCCTTTAAATCTAGTCGCCGTATTGTGCTACTAGTGTAATATCGCGGTCTGGTACATTCATAGTATCGAAGTCCCAAACAGTTGAATCACCTAATACTTTCCATCCCTTGAACTGTTTACCACTAGGTCCAGTAGGATCAGCTGGTTTAGGTGTAATCTTCTTACCTGTTTCAATTCGAAGTGCGTCAGCGGTACCTGTACCACCGTTCAAGTCGAATGAAATTGTACGAAGTACAGCAGGTAATTCAGCTACATAGTCCATACCCTTAATAGGTAGTCCAGCCTTAGTAGCTTCACGAGCCTTGATTGTAAATTCAGGTGCGTAAAACTCTTTACCTACGTTCATACCGGGTGCTGTACCTGTACAGTTGTTCAGTGTAAGTTTTACGTAGTTTACAATTGAATCCCCGACATAGTTAGGGATATACAAGGTCATGCGGAATGGTTTCATGTTTGCGGCACCTGAGGCCAACATAGGTGAATCATATCCAGCAATAGCCCCACCCTGACGACGAACTGTTCCACCTTCAATCAAAGCCATAACTTCTGGGTCGAATGTATTGTCTTTGAATGTAAGGTTGTATCCGTACAAAAGGTCTGGAGTACGTACAATAGCTAAAATACGAGTATCGTTACGTTTAAGGTCTTCAGTACCTTCAGATGTAACGGCCTCGAGTTCAGCAGTTTCTGCCGTATCCATTGCGAACTTAACTCCCCCAACTTTAGGAAGCTGAGTGAGTGGGTCAAGTTCTTCAATTTCTACGTACTTAATCCCGTAAAGAATATCTTTACTCATTTATGCAATTCCTCCTTGCGGTATTCGGTATTCAATTTCCATTCTATGACGCTCTAAAGTTACGTCATAATAGTCACCAGTCTCGGCGTACGTGATTTCGTAACCCATCTCATTGATAAGTTTTCTAACCTGTGCGCCGTACTGGTCAATTGGAATAATTGAATTTGCGTGAACGTAAATTTTAACCTTCCAATAGGCAAAACTTCCTAAACGATTAGTCTGACTCGGTAGTCGATGACTGTACGCTAATACGATATAGTCATCCGGCCGTTCTTCCTGCTCGTCTGGTGTAGGGTTACCTAGACTTAAAAAGGTAGGAGGGGCTGCTGGTTGAAAAGTTGGAAGGATTTCTTTTAACCTGTCCATCATAGTAGTTCGTTTCGTCATACTATCTCCTAACTCAATAATCTTCTTAATGAGCGATAAAGCTCTTCGACGTTCTCCTCTATAGATTCCTCTAAGATTTTAAATCGTCTTTGATGCGCTAATTCTAGCCAGTAACCGTAGGACATATGATGGGCCACTACAATCATTACCTGGTCTTGAGTTACGAACTCAGCAGAACCTGCTAGTTTCTGACGGGCGTTACCTGTACGGTCGGTCCATGGCGCGTGCTCTTTTGCGTAAGCTTCCATCTTAGTAGCCGCAATTTCCGCTAATGTTAGAATTGAAACTTCAATCTTACTGCGGTATTTAATGCACTCCGCTACAAAGGAATCTACATCATACACTAGTTCAGCCATTAGTCCTTAACCTCCAGTTTTACCTCGATTAGAATGTTCTGCTCTAATATGTTATTGACTTCAGTAACTCGGTACTTTCGATCGGATACTAGTATTGTAACTGTATCATCTCGTCGAATGTCTAATCCCTGTTCCCATAGAATCAATAACCTAATAGAGTTCTGCGAAAATACTCGTCCTCCGTCACTTGCGTTAACGGATAGGTTAGGGGACGAAGCGTTGTCAAATACGCAACGTAAGTCACTGCGTACGATACCGCCTTTAGTATCCCGCTTCCGTCCTCCGTAACCGTCCGACACCCAGACATCTCTAGTAATGGTAACATGAGTAGGGGCGGTGTCTATAACACGACGAACCTGTGACCTAAAATAGTTCAAGTTATATGTCATGTACCGTCCGCCCTTCTCATTAAAATAGTGGACCCAGCACTAGCTTTAAATTCGGCTTCCTCCTGTTCGCGTTTGTACTCGTCGAAGAATAACTGAGCCATGCTCTTCCAGTAATCAGCGTCACCTTGTAGCTTGATAGGTCCTAGTGTTACAGCATCATTTCGAGTATTCAAAAGGCAAATCTTGTAACTTACATAAGCCACTGACTTATGTTGGTCAAGTAGAGCGGAAATTTGCTCATCAGTTAATGGATTTACCGAATTGACATTATCAGTATTTATTTTAACTAATTCAATATCCGCTTCTTTAGCCATTTTACTCTCCTAACTCATAGTGAATCAATGCGTCAATGTATTCACTTTTACGTGACAATGACGTGATATCGATACCATTGGATTCGGCCAGTTCTAAAAGTTCCCCGACTTTCATACCGGCGTATTCCTTACGCATAACTTCAATTTCAGCTTCCCGAGGATCAAGGGGTGACGGTTTAGTTGGTTGAACTGTATCCGCATCATCTTGATTTAGAATTTCAACTGAACCTGCCTCTTTTACATGCTCCGCCTCCTGAATCGGGAGAGCAAACCCACGTTGAATAAGGGAATCTGCTAAAGAATCTGGACACTCAAAAGTAGTACCTGCGTGAACTACCGAACCCTGTACAATTACCGAAGTAACAGATTTTAGAACTGCCATATCGAATCCTCCTAGTTCGTCTTAATCACACCTACGTAGTCGATACCTTCGAATGATGGAATCATTACAGCGGATACCACGGTCACTACGTTAACTGGATGAGTTTCCTTGAAGGTAGTAACGGTAGGTCCTCCAGCGAGTACTTGAACTTGAGCGGCTGAGCCACCTGTTGACAAGTCGAACGCTTCTGGAGTAGTTCCGTACCATGTGTGACCTACTGGAGTAGGAGGTAGAAGTACTACGTTACCATCATCAATTAGGCTAAATTGACGAATATTTCCATAGTCAGGAAGTTTGTCAGCTGAAGCGAATTGAGCAATCTTCTTGCTATATACTGCAATTTGAAGTTCAGTCTTAGCTGCTACAAATTGTTCAGCATCTGCAGGAAGAAGCATCAAGTTCTTCCAGTCACCTTGTACACCCATAGCAAGAGCTTTCTTAATAGATTCACTCTTAACCATGTCATTGTACGTCTTACGGTTCAGGATCATACGAGTAGGACGTACACCTGTACGATCTTCGATATCATCCATCGCGGCAAGAATATCTTTGACTGGGTCAGATTTAGTAGGATCTGTCCAAACTTGAGCCGCAGTATACTTCTGCTTAACATCCATATTGTAGTCATATGTGTATTGTGCTTCTGCGTTGGTAGATTTAACAGTAAATTTACCATATTGAAGCAACTGCATACGCATGTACTCTGCTTGAGCTTCTACACCGTCTACTAAATTCTTAGTATCGTCGTAGAGTTGAGTGATGATAGGTTGAGCAAGTCCGACACTTTGAGTCAAAAGAAGTTGCAAGTTTTGACGGTCTTTTTCACCAAGTCGCATAGACTCACGGAAGAAGGCCATCTCTGTTGCTTGTTTTTTGAACCCAGCACGTTCACGGATGCTAGCCTTAGCATCGTAGTTAGATGGTTGAATTGTTACTGGAAGGTTAGATCCACCTTTCAACCAGCTAATATCTGTACCCGTTTGTTGGGCGTTAGGGAACAATTGAGGTCCGAGGTATTGTAATGCATTAGAAGGCAAAGATTGAATATAGCTTGCCACCTCATTAGCATTTAAGTAGTCATAAATGTTCATTCATTAGCCTCCTATTTTACAACTAAAATCATAGCGTTCTTAGAAGTAGGTACTGCTCCTCCTACTTTTTGTAACGCAGCGTACTTAACGAATCCATGAACAAGAACTGTAACAGTTACATTTTCTTCGCCCGGATAAACTTCTTGGTCTGTAAAGATTACACCGTCAAATTGTTCACTTGCTTGAGTAACCTGAAGACCTGTCGAACGACCATCTAGTGTAGTCGCATTAGTAACAGTAGTACCCGCTAAGATGTATTTCTTACCGTTTACTTCAGTAGCAGCAGTAGCCGGAATTTGAGCTGAAAACGCTACATAGTGGTCCGGAATTGCTACAATACTGCGAGTGGTCTGATTTAAATCAGTAGTCTTGACACGCACATTTGGCATGAGCTTTCCTCCTATTATTTAAAGAATGAAGTAGTTTCTGATTGATCCGCTTGGACTTTACCCACCGCGGCCGCCAGTTGCTTACCAAAGGCCCCAACCTCTTTTGGAGGTGTAGGACTAGAACCTAATCGACCTGAGTTGCCTGGGTTACCTGTACCCGCCTTACCCGGTTCCGGTGAACCTTCTGGTTCAGGTTGAGGTTCTACGTCTTTGAATAAGTATTTCTTAGACTCCTGCACGATTTTCAATTGGTCCTCTAGACCTTCTACCTTACCGTCGTCGTTGACTGTAATTTTAGATAAGTCCATGAACCCTAGAATGTCAGAGGCTGGAGCAATGGAGTTCTGAATCAATGGTGTCAACCGTGACTCTAAAATAGCATTCTTAGCTAACGCTGATTGAGCTTCTAGTTTCTGCGTAAGTGTTTGAATGGTAGCCTGCGCATCGCTATTATCTTCCACTTGTTTAGCTAGCTTCTCTAGTTGCTCTTTTTGTTCAGTAACTGAACTGTTAGCAGAATCCCGCTGACGAACAACTTCGTCGAACCTAGCATGAGGAACAAAGTGTTCTCCGTCCCCGTCAATAAATACCTTAGCTTCTAATTCTTTCGAATTAGTTTTGATAGTATCTTCAACCTGCTTTACCGTTGCATCATCAAGTCCTTTTAGAAGGTCTTTCAGTTGGTACGCCATATTTTCTTTCCTCCTGAGTTTACGCCCTCCGGCTGAATCTTCTGTTTTTATTTAATCTTGGAACAGTGAAACCAAGTTCGAGCCATTAAGGTGACAAGTCCTTTCTTACATATTATAACATAAATAAAGACCATTCGGAAAAATGGTTCGGAAACAGATGTAGACTATTTATAGACTAAAAAGAGATTCGAAAGTTTCGAACCTCTAATAACTTTTAACAAAATCAATATCACTTGCGTTATATCGAGTAGGATCGTTCAGTTCACTGTACCAGGTATCTAATTCTTCATTAGGTTCGCCGTGTACCCATGCCCTTAGTTCATCCGCGATCTCGTCCATAGACTTATCGTACCATACAGTCTGGTAACACATACCATTCGGATGATCGAAAGGACATTCTTCTATAGGAAAGATTTCTCCGTCTAGGTCTATACATGCTTGACAAGTTCTACCCGGTGCGTGTACAGAATGCCACTGAACATATTTACAAAAAGGGTTCACTTTTCCCCAAGATCGAACTCCTGCGGTAGCTGAATGACTAATAGTAGTTCTAGCGAGTCGTAAAGCATTGTACTCTAGATTCTGATACTTTCTAGCTGTAGTAGGACCGAGTGTTTCGGATATCTTTTCAGCGTTCCATACTTTGCGAGCAGCTGGATTAACATACTGTTCTAACATCTTAGACATATCTACTGCGCTCATCCCGCTAGCTAGTCCACGGGTAACTACTTCTTGAATATCGTTACCCGCTTTTGAGGCTACTGACCAGATACGTTTAGATAAGTTCTTACCGTCCTTATAGATTTCACCTTTAACGACAGCTTCCGCCGCAAGTTTCGAATATACTAAAGAGATACCACGAAGAACTCGTTCGAAGTCTTTTGCAGTACTCTGACCGTCTTCTCCTAATAGAGCTAAAGTATGTAGTAGTTGTCCGTCCAGTACATTCTTAGCGGCTTTATGAGAGTAGGTAGTAGCTAATTCCAATATAACGGAATACAAATCGTACGCATAATCTTTATAGATTCGTTTAGGTAAGTATCCAGTTCTGGACTTCTCGATCTTACTAATAAGGTCCTTAGTTGCGTCATTGAACGCTTTCAGTACCGCCGTCTCCTGCTCCAGGTTCAGTTTCACTGTCCTCTGATGAATTGCCTTTTCCCAGCTCGACAAGTAAGAATTCTTTTTCGCGTTCACTAATATTCAACTCCTTCTTCAGTTTACGTGTAAGGCCCTGAATCTTAGTAGCCGCATGTTCGTCCTGAATACGAATAGCATGGTAACGGTTCTGATTAATGTTAGGACCTTTGTCTAGTTCGGCTTTAATTTGTCGGCGATATGTGTTACGATCACGGATTAGTTCATTGACCTTTTTATCCCCTACGAATGTAGTGTAGCGCATCCGACAGTTCGGACATTCGAAATAACGCCAGTCGTACACCTTGTCAATCTTAGTGTCACGAATGTCTTTCTGATGTAGTTCGAAGTGGGCGTCACAATAATCACACTTGATTTTAAAGGTCTCGTTCGACATCTTCTCCGTGTTGTTCGTCTTTGTGTTCCGAACCACTTGCTTCTTCATCTGTTTCTTCCGGGCGTTCTTGTTCATCTTCAATCTCCTGTTCATCTAGTTCTTGAGCTAATTGTGGTAATGCTCCCGCGGTTACTTCATCAAGTTGGGCTTGTTCTTCTAGGATACGGTTCCATTCTTTGTCCGCTTGTTCCTTCTTACTAAATTCTTCAATGTAGGCTTGGTGACTACGTACATTAGTTTGAACCTCATTAAGCGCAACTTGACGGGCAGATGCTTCGTCACTTGGTAGTGGGTACTTATGTTCAATAGACAATGTAGTAAGCGCAGAGTAGCTACTTTTAATTTCTTCCGGTAGTACACCTAAGTCTACATTTACTTTAGCTAAAATTTCTTCGATCATGGTAACCATCCATTGAATAGCTGAATCCCATTCAACCCACTTAGAATCACAACGGCTCATGAGGTCGTAGAATAGGAATTGCATTGCGATACCTGATGGAGCGTTCTGAACTTTTTCCGGAAGTGGTTGGTCCATGAGTTCATACATTGCCTTTTTAGCTTCATCTAAATAGTATTGTGCGGCTGGTAGGAAATTAAATGTTCCTGAGATGGTAGTGACTTGAGCTTGTCTAGCTGAACCTGAACCTCCGATAGCCGCAGTATGGTCAGACTTAATGTCCACTAAAGCATTCGGTGCAATCTTCATTCCTTTAAGAGATTGACTCGAACCGTCAATAACGACAGGTTGTTCGAACATTTTAAATTTCAGTGCGTCACGTAAGTCCGAGACTGTTCGGTTATAGTTGTCCCCGATTGTAATGAGGTCCTTCACGTCACTCGAACCATAGATGTCATTAGTCAAAGGTTCGTTCAGGATCACTCGACATGGGATTTCAGTCAAGCCAGTTGGTGCGGACTCTTGTACAGTTAGAGGTACTTCGACAGGGTTACCTAAATTATCGGTAATTTGGATTAACTTAGCTTCTGTCTTTTTAATAGTAGTGGTACCCTCTTCTGTGACGTAGATTTGATTTGCTTCTCCGTCTGTTAGTGTATAGGTTAGCCAGCACTCTTCCTCGTCGTCCTTCAGCGCATCCGCAATTCCAGATTCAGAAGCACTTGCTTTCATTTCATAACGATAGTGGTGCCATAGTTGCGATTCAGCTTCCATACCTTTGGTACGTTCATCTTGGTACACAATGTCTACCGCTAATAGACGTGATGGGTCTTTAGGGTCTACGATGTAAGTAAACTGCGGCATAGAGTAGAATTGAACATCAATCTCTTGTCCCTCATTACCTAATACTAGCATGAGAACACGTTTTCCTACTGTAGCATCTACTAAAGCATTTGCCGCCTTTGGCCAGAACTTAGCTTTATTTAGAATGTCATCGAATAGGATACGTTTATTCTCCGCCGCCTTGTCTTGACTCTGTACAAGTGGGTTGAATGTTAGTTCAGGTTCATTACCCATCATGAAACGAGCTTGCTTCTTGATCAACTGTTTCACAAAGTTACGGATCTCTCGAGTAGGTACATAATCTAGACCTTCCTCCTTAATCTTCCAGGTTTGACCATAGTCACTATTCATGTCAGTGACGTCGAACCCGTCGAAGTATTGATAGTACTTCTCAACCTCCTGAAGTTCCTTTTTGAACTTTACATTCTGCGCCAGTGGACTTAGAAAAGCCTGACTAAGAACCTCGTCGGTATGAGAAATAGCTTTAGATTTTTTAGCCATTTGTAATTCCTCCTTATTAGTATTATACAACTTTATTGGCTAAAGTGTTTACGCCCTTGCGCCTTTTCCGCTCAACACTTGAATTTCAAAACCAAACTCATCGTTAATCAGTGCGTCAGTTAGGCAGGCGTATCTATTACGGTCCATGCAGTGGTCGAACTCTTTTACAACTTGGTCCACCCCACGTTCGCTAGCCTTATTGTCCCAGCTATACGCATAGTACTCGTCTATGTCGTGCGTGTTACTTGGGTCTAGTGTAAAACGATTTTCGGTTAATAGTTCAGCGTGGAATGAAATACCTAGGTTCACATCGTTCCGCGCAGGGATAATCTGAATCTGTTTCCGAACTATATATGGATGCTTCTGTAGTTCAATAATCATAGCAGACGCAGAAGGGTCTAATATAATGTATTCAATGTCGTACCCACGTATCATCTTCACTAAATCATTAGCGTATTCTTTTGTGGTCTTTTGTAAGACGTTCGAAAAGGTAGTATTAGATTGAATATCTGCTTCTGTTAATTGTTGTTCAGCTTCGCGACCTGAATGGTAATAAGATTCAATAAGATGATAGTGACGAAGACGCCTAGAGTATCCATACACCCCAAAGGTAGTGGCGTTATAGATACCAAAGTCTCCTGCTACAAAGATACGGTCGAATCCTATATTCAGTTCACGGACATGCTGTTCCTCATTGAACATGGAATACACTAATCCATCTGCTGTTACCCATAGACCTAATATGAATCGTTTACGGAAGACTCCAGCATACATCTTTTCATACCGCGCTTTGATTGCGGGACTTAGACTAGGGTTATCGTTCATAGTGAAATGTAAATATAGGATTCTCTTCACTACGGCCTTGTCTATCCACTCCTTCTTAAAGTAGTGATTCGGGTTACCTGGGTTACAGCTGAACCACATTTTAGAACCTAATACTGAACACCGTCCAGTTGCTTGGTTGACAAAGGATTGAGGCATGAGTGCTACTTCATCGCAGAATATACCGGCTAAGGTCATCCCCTGAATAAGGTCTTGTGAACTCTCGTCCTTACCCCCAAAGATATAGAAGTAGTTGATAACTTCCTTATCTCCGTCCATTCTAGCTATGACTAATAGGTTTTCATTTCGGATATCTTCTATTCTGTAGCCGCGACTTGATAGCATTTGCTTTAACGGTTGAACTACGTTACGACGAGCTGAATGAATCGTCTTACCGCAGATAGCAAAGTTCTGTCCATTGAAATCATTCATTGCCCAAAGGACAAACGACAGTCCCATTGATACAGTCTTACCTGAACGAATAGACCCATCAGCAATGACGACATCAAAGTCTTTATAGGGAGAGTTATCTGTCCACCAAGTGAGTAGCTGAAGTTGCTTTTTACTAAACGGTACGAAGTTAAACTTCTGTACTTTGTTTCTTAGTCTACCCATGCGGCCTCCTAGAAGTTGATATCTTTGAAGTCATGACTGACTAATTCTAACGCACCTAATAGTTGTAACTTACTTCGGGCTGAATGACAAGAGAATATTTCTCCATTCTTTATCCCTATTATAAGTACAGAATCATATTCCATTTCACGAGCTTCATCTAATAGTGAATCTATTTCGGTGCGCGTGCGTCTGTTTTCTTGTTCAGTTATATGATGTATTTTCATCTAGCTACCTCTTTCTAATATATACTTCGGCGCGTGTTCCCCTTCGTTCAGCTTCGCTGCTTCTTTAGGGTTAATGAGGAATCTTCCGTACGCCTCTACTTCTATATAATTAGGACCTACATGGGTAATGACTCCAGGTTCCTTTTGCGGTTCACGAGGCGGTCTAGGATAGATTACTACAATAGTAAAGACTAGAATAACAATTCCCCAGATGAACATTTCTTTCTTAGTCATTGTCAGCCTCCTGATTAGATACTTCCTTTATATAAGCTCCTGTTTCACTTGCGAAGTCTTTCCATACAGCTTTTGCCGCATTGTCTAAAGCTTCTACAAAGTTATCACGTACCTCTTCTTCAGTATCTCCATCACCCATCTTCTTACGCAATAGGGTAATCTTTTCACGTTCGATTTGTAGACGGTACTGAACTTCTGCCGGTATCATACCATTAGCTCTTTCCTGTCCGGCCTGTGCGCGGTCTATGATATTAGATAGTACATCTAACGCACCCCATCTTAATTCTCCTTTATTAGTCATAAGGTATTTATCTGGGTTGTCTAAAGCCATTTCTATAATGTTCATTAGCTTCTCCCACGCCGCATGGTATTTAATGTTCACTGACACTTTAAAGCCTGCGTACATCTGAGTCAGTGTATCGTTAGTAACTAATGACTTCTCATCGTCGAACTGTTTCTTTAACTTCACCCACTTACCTTTTGAGCGCAAGATTTCTACTGTCGTTTTAGAGACACCGTAACGATGGGCAATCTCTGCTACATCCATACCTCTAATAAACTCCAGCTTCATTCTTTCGTTACGTTCTTGTTTGGACAGTTTAATGCCTTTGTAATCAAACTCAATGACCTCGTCTAATTCTACACGCGCCTTTTGCTTCACTGGTTTCCGTCCAGGCTTCTTGCGCGAAGTACGTTTCTTTGTCTTAGGTCCATTAGGTACATCAGTCATCTATTTACCCCTTTCAAATTCTTTCTACTATATTATACACCATTTACATAAGAAACTAAAGTAGTGAGTAATAACTGAATCAGATAAAGAATGTTCGGAAATTGTAAGTAAGTATTCTTGAACTTTCGAACTTATTTTCCAGGCGTTTCGAACTTTCGAACCATGTTTTCGAACTTTCGAACTTTTGTTCAGAAATCAGTTTCGAACCGGTTCAGAAATATGGTTCAGAGTTTCGAACTATCCACTAAATACGCAATAGTTCGGAAATGACCTAAACTTGTAAACCCTTCTGTACCAACTATTTTGGGACGTTTTGTAAGTTGGTTTGTGGAAGTCCCTATTTGGTCTAATTTTCCGTCCGTTTTCCATACCTCTTAAGGTCTAATTGCTTCTAGTTTATCTAGTTCTAATTGTAGTATAGTTACTATTACTATTGGGTTTTATTGTAGATAGTTCGGAAAATGCATTTCCTGCGCGCATTGATTTTCCTTATTGTATAAAGGCTTCTAAAGGATTTAGGTATTGTTATGTATTTAGTTAGTTTATAAGAAGTATTCAGTCACTTTCGGCGCATTTTTGGCGATTTTTATGCGTTTTCTTTTGCAAAATAAATTCAAAAAAAGTTCAATATTTTCGAATATTTCTGGATTTACCGCTTGTGTATTACCGGGTAATATGTTATACTTAATGTGTAAGTTAGAAATACGAAAAAGAGGTATAAAACAATGAAACTTTCAAAACTACAAGACACGTTCACTAATGAATATCTAATTGTTATTGATAGTGAAGGGCCAGAAGTATTACTTCAAGGTACACAATATCAAGTGTTCAATTCAAGTAACTTTTCGAACTATTTATTAAATTTCGAAGTACTAAAGATAGAAAAATTATCTGAACGTACACTAAAAGAATGGGGATTAGAAACTATTAATCCTGCTTATGTTATTACTTTAGATAAGTAGTTAGTGGAGGTAGATAAAATGGATATTATTGTACAAGGTTCGAATACTTTCTACCCGGCGCAATTTATTACAGGGGATTATCAAGTATGGAATATCCCCTCCATCGGCGAAGGATGTGTACCACTGTTTCAGAGTTTAGGAAGCTATACAGTTAATCCACGTACACTGAAGTACATTAAAGTTGAACCTGCGGAAGAAGCTAAATGGCTTCAATTAGCCGCAAGTTACGGCATGAGAACTTTAGAACAATGTCGTAAGATTATGAACGCACCTGCAAGAGGTCGAGTAACTGTTCGGAAGAAACATATAGCTGAACAAGTTATCCCAATTTTCGAAGAATATACAAAATAGAAAGAGGTATCCCATGTTAATTTTTGATCGTACAAACAACCAAGCCCCTATGACTTTCGCGGACCGTCAGGTTCAGGAAAACAAAGTTAGTAAAATTGAAGAAGCTAACTATTATCAGTATTTAGCTAATAAGTTCGGAAGTTCGAGCTGTCTAGCCCACGCACATCAGCTAATTAAGGAGGTATAACGATGAACGAGTCAGATATCGTAGCAACCCAATTAGTTCTAGGTAAGCAAGTTTTAGAAATTATCCTGGACTTATTAACGAATGAAAAAAGACTTGGGACAGTTTTGTCCCTAAGCCTAAATGATGTTGATTTTAAAATTACAGTAGAGAAAGAGGTTTAATATGTACCCATACATTAAAAGAAGAATTCGAATTGACCGTGTTATTTATTCAATTACTACATTCGCTACACTTTGCGCATTAGGTGTACTAATTTTTACAATTATGTCAATGCGGGAAGAACGTCAGCGTCTAGATTATCGTTTACATAACCTAGAATCTAAAATTGTTCAATTGGAAGAAGTTACAAAATACCAAGGAAAGGAAATTGTAGAGTTAAAACAACCCGCAGTGGTAGCTGAATAATGGCTAAGAATAAAAAGCGTAAACCGCATAAAACTAGACCGGCTACAGTCGTACGAAATATCCCATCTATTCTATATAGAAAGATTACTTGTAAGTATTTAGCTAATATGGATACATTTCAGGTATATGTAGATATGATTATGAATGGAACTGTTTTGCGCCTCTTAGGGAACATTGACCCGAACTCCAGTTATACTGAAGGAATTCGAATCTTTACGAAGACACCTCAACCCTGGATGACCTGTACAGAACTTCAGGTTAGTAAAAGGCACGCGCCGGGACTGTTCTCCGTACTCACAGCCTACTCCCATACTATCGGAGACTTATTAGACGAGGGTTGTTCGGAAGACGAGTTAATGGAAGGTGTTGTCTACAAGGACGATAGATTGTTCACTGACCTAGAATGTGTTCAGTTATTTAGACACAAGAAAAAGTTCGAAAGGCTACAATGCCCTAAATGTAAATCGCTTCAAATCGGGTGTACATTTAAGTACCCAGGAGTATTTACTATTAATCAATTTGGGGATAAGCTAAATGTACCCGAACCTGTTCCTAGCGGCAAATTTTGGCGATGTTTAGATTGTAACACGGTAGTGAAAGAATTGGAGGATGGAGAATGGTAGGAAGTATTAAAGACCTAAAGGACGTGAACTTACTTCGTAACGATATGGAGTTTCTGTTAACAAGTGACGGTATAGGTTGCGTAGGTATAGACACTAGCCTACTTCCTGTCGTAGTTCTAAATGGTAAAGCTTATCAGTACACTCGACAAGAATTAATTGACTTTGCTTACGAACAACTTACAAAAGAATAGGGCTTTGCGGCCTTATTTTTTTTTCTTCGAAAAAAGTTCAATATTTTCGAATATTTCTGGATTTACCGCTTGTGTATTACCGGGTAATATGTTATACTTAATGTGTAAGTTAGAAATACGAAAAAGAGAAAAAGAGGTAAAAACAATGAACTTCGAACAACTCGTAAAAGCAATGAACGACACATACCTACTCGTACTTGACAAGAATGAAGACTATCTTATCACTAACGGAAACGCCAACTTATTCGAACCTAAAAACATCTTCGACGTTCTTAAAGAAGTTAAGGTAAACAAAGTACAACGACTAACTAAAGAAGAAATCCTAGTATGGGACTCGAATACAGAACAAGAAACCTATATCGTTGTAATGGATAAATAAAAAGACCTGAGAGGGCCTTTTTTTATTTTTGCTCCGATTGCAATTTAGTAAGGTAGTTAGCTAAATCTAGTGCTTCTTCCTTAGCATGCTGCAAAAAGTCATCTGCGTGGTTCTCATGTAGTGTAGTGCCGTATTTAGTTACACCCACACGGCTACGAGAAATTAGTTCAATTACCGTCTTCAGAACAATAGGGTCTAGATTAGTTACATCTAGGTAAGTACTATTTACCCCGTCTAATTCGTACTGCCGTAATTGACCTTTCTCGTCCACTACTAATAAACACTTCTGGTTATCTGTCATATGTCCTCCTTCTGGTCCCTAAGTAACCTTTTAAATGCTTTAACATCCATAGCTATATACTGTTCTTGTCCGTCCCCGAAGTCAAATACTACTGCGGAGTAGTCTTTCTTACTAGCGAACCGTTCCTGTTCATTCTTTTCGAACCATTCTTTCTTAACAGTAATGGAACGTTGAGGCTTCATAACAGTCTTACATTCAATAAGCATATTATCGGTCATGACGTCCCCTTTATAGAAATCAGTTGCTCCACTATTAGGCTGAACACGTCCACCTAATTCACGCGCAATTTGCTTCTCCTGTCGCGAACTAGCTCTTCTAGTCGGTATACCCTTCCTCATAGCATTACCGTTAAATACCAGCCGGTAATTACAAGAATAAGGGTACTACAGAATAGCCCTGTTACTACCGCTACTGGATGGACATCTGCGTTTCTATCTAATAACGGTAGACGCAATAGTGCATATAGCGTACTTAGTGAACTGGCTAGAAATAGTAGGACGCTAATACTTTTAACTAATACGATTCCCATCTATAACCTCCTTCAATTTTAGCCCCATTTCTGACGTAATAATACCGTCGTTATGAATGGCGCACTCTAGAGCTTTAACGACACGGTCTCGGAGCTCTAGTACCCAGGTGTAATGGTATCCAATTTCCAATGCGGCTTTCGTAACTGGAAGGTCATCTAATATACACTTCTGAAAAATAATTTGCTGACTTTCTGGAAAGCATAATACCATGTCATCTATACATTTTACAAAATGAGTCAAACTCTCTAATTCATTATCTGCATTGTGCGCGTGTTTGGAATTTAGGTAAGCTATTCTAAGCTTCGCCCGTTTATAATCCTCTACAAACGCCTTGACACTAGCTGATAATTGTCTACGATTTTGAGACATCTAGCGGCTCCTTATACTTAATTACACTACACGTACATTTCATAGCTTTAATGTACCTTAGGCTAACTACGCAATTTACTGCGATATACTCTCCGTTAATGTCCGGATTGTACGGGGTAAGGATAATGGACCCTCCTTGCGAAGGGTCTGGATCATCCATTACTTTTTCGATATAGTCCACTATGTGTTGTATATCTTCCATACAATCGAATAACGCAGGTATTTCTATAGGTTTAGAATCGTTATGGTATTCAAATACCATTACTGCGCATATTCGTTCCATGTTAATCCTCCATCATTCGTGCAAGTGACGGTGATAACTTCTCTACTAATTCATTAGTATTTTCAATGGTTTTCAATTCCTTACGGAACTGTTCAAGGTCCGTACACTTCTCAGCGGCTTCTAATACTGCTTCACGGTAGGTCGCAAACTTAGCATCAATTAAAGCTGTACGCATTTCCGCTTGCTGAACTTCCTTATTGCTTAAATAAGCAAGAGCAGTCATCTTTTGGAAGTTCTCATGTCCCTTATGCGACATCTCGTCAATCTGCTTAGCGAACTGCTCTAACTCCTCGTAGGAGAAGTTAATTTCAGTAGCCTTCCCTTCTTGGTTACGTAACACGAATGATACATCAGCAGTATCATGTCCTTCACAATGTTCACACATACATATACCTACTTATGGACGTGGTCGACGGCTTGGAGTAGGCTTCTTACGAGAAGCTCGTACTACGGTAGTTTCAGCTGGCTTGGTCAACTCTTCATACTCTTCCTTAGTAATAGGTTCCCAAGTCTCTTCGTCATATTCTTCAGGCAAACGTTCGCCTTTAGCTAATTTACCAGGTTTACCGTTAAGAGTGTAGAAGAAGTCTTCCTCAAGTACTGGACACATAGCATCTAAATACTCAAGTTCATCTACTAAAATGTCGTTGCCGTTGTCCGGTTCATTGACGTCTTTCTTGTAGTAGTAGTCGTCAGCTTCGTTGTAGAAGTAGTAGGTAGTTACTACAGGGTCACCCGATTTAGCTCGTACCCCTTTACGAGGTCGACGAATCTTGGAAGGTTTTTCTTCTTCCACTGGCTCCTCTTCCTTAGCCTCTTCCGGTTCAGCTTCAGCTACCTTTTTACGTCGAGTGATACGTGCTACAGGTTCCTCTTGTTCAGTTTCCTGCTCTTCCTGTACGTCATCCTCTTTAGCCACTTTGCGGCGTCGACGAGTACGAGCTGGTTTTTCCTCTTCCTGCTCTTCTTCTACAGGTTCTTCCTTAACAGTTTTACGAGCACGCTTACGAACTGGTTTCTCTTCCACCTCTTCAGCAGGTTCAGCTTCTTCTACTACAGGTTCAGTAGCATATTCAAAAGCTTCATTTTCGACTACATACGTAGCAGCCATATCTGCGCGGTGTAACAAGAATGCAAGTGGGTTCCATTTAAAGGTTTCACTGCAAGCTGCTAGGGTTGAATAAGGGCTAATATCGTAGGCTCCCATGTGCCAGTAAATAGCTTGAGCTTCCATTTCCGTAAGTTGGATGAACTTTTGTAGGTAGTATACGGATTGAGCTCCGTGTCCCATTTCAGGTTTCTGTTGATTGTATTCGTAGGCGTCGTAAGATTCCCATTCACCGTTCTCGTCCTTACGCCATTTCTGACCTAATACGTAACGGTCAATCTTGCAAAGGTCGTGGAACAATGCTACGATAGCTACAGTTTCCATAGGATATAGTTCAGTCCAACCTTCACCTACTACATGGTCCATTTCCCAGACAAGTTGGTTGAATACGTTAAGGGAATGTTCAAGCAATCCACCTTCATATGAACCGTGGTATCGAGTGCTAGCTGGTGCGGTTAAGAAGTCAGTTTCATTCGTTACCCACTCTAAAAGGTTATCCACCCCGTCACGCTGAATGTGCGTAGTCACTAACTGCTTAAATGTTTTAATGTTCGTCATTTTTGTTTTTCCTTTTCTTTATTATAAATTTCCTGGATGGACATATTAGGTCCATATTGACTAATTAGGCTTTCTAGGTACCCTAAATTCCCGGCTAGGAATACTCGGGCTAGTTTTGTCGGTGATTTGTTACCCATTGGCTCCTCCTTTACTTAGTTTAATATACACCGAATTTATCGAATTTGTTTACGACAATTCAAAAAGTTTTAATAAGCAAATTTGAACACCTGTAACATCTGTATAGAGTCCGGATTTAATTCCTTCGACTATGTCCCCGATAATTACCATTCCTTCAAAAGCCGAATCTAATGAGTAATTAAAGTTCGACCTAATTTGATTGATAGTAAACTGTTTAATACCTACAGTAGATTCTTTAGCATTATCCGTACCTAATATTCGACTTGCGGCGCTGAATTGATTGTATAGTAGGGTAAGAAACCCTAGGACGTTTTCCTGCTTACTTAATAAGGTATGAATATGTTCGAAAGCCTGGGTAGGTCGATAACTAATCACACATTTAACGGCCTCAAAGATTTCGAACTCAAGTTCCCGGTAAATTAGGGAGTCCACGGCTTCCTCAGTAGGTAAGTCCACTCGACTAATTTTGTCCAACTCGTTTTCAATTCTTGAGTAGTCACGGTCACATGCTTCAATGACATACTCAAGTATAGGTACAGTACAGTTGAATTTCTTAGAGAAGTGGTTCACTAATTGAGGTGTAGTCATTTTATCGAACATGACTACATTGTCAGTATACTGCTTCGAGAATTTACTGCGCGAATCTAGTTTAGTGTACATCAGGATAAGTGTACCGTACTTAATGTCATCTAATACCTTCCAGCGGGATTCGTTGGATAGGAACTCTTTGTCATCTCGCACGGCGTAGACACGGTTTGTATTTACAATTGAACGTTGAGTCAGTGGACGTATGACACTGGCTACACTACTTTCGCGAGTAACAGGTGATTGGATATGACCTAAGTATACGTTCATAAGCCCAATCTCCTCGCCTGTAAAAATGTAAAAAGGAAGTAATCTATCTTCTCTAATATGAGTCATAAACTCCATTAAATTAGCCAATTTCGTGTACCTCCTTAATTAGCTTGTTAATTGCGAATAGTTTATTTCTCCCCTTAGTACTTACGGAACCTAAACAGATTGCTAGTTTCCGGAGAAGTTCATAGTTCCGAACAAGTATAGACGTGTCTAAATTGTTTCGGTTCTGTGTACCTATGTAGTTCATACATAACTCTAGGAATAGTTCAGGCATTAACGTATCTTCAGCGGTGTCAGTATCCTTAAAACGGAACCAATCTGCCATCTTTAGGGCGTTACTAGAGGAAGCTTCGAAAATGTTGTCATAAAAGAATTGAACCTTATCCAGGTACAATTGAAGTCCTTCCTTCCCGTACTCTACGATCACCTGGTTAACTTGTCCAGGACTACTGAATAGGGTACTGAGAGGTATAATGTCACGTACACCCTTAACATAGCGCTCTAAATAGTACGCAACCTCGTCCGGGGAATAGGGTAGTAAGTTAATAACCCACGACCTGGAAATTAGCGTGTCTAATACATCCCCTTCCGTGTAAGCTAGTAGACATAAATGAACATTCTTAGGAGGCTCCTCGGTCACTTTTAGCAAGCTATTTTTAGCTCCTACTGACATCCCCGACATTCGAGTCACAAATAAAGTAGGCTGGGCTAGACTCGAACTAAGTTCAATCATTTCCCGAATACTGTCTACCTTGTTGTCAATAAATACACAATGATACCCTAATTCCTCACAAATATACCGCGCAAACGTGCTCTTACCGCTCCGCTTAGGTCCGATAATGACAGTACAGTTAGGTAAGGACTTGCGGCGTTTTACGAACTCCTTAGCCTTACTCTGCCCGATGAACTTAATCATATCAATCCTCCTGCGTCATTAGTAGTATCTGCGCCTCTATAATAGGTTTAGCGTTCGGTTCCCATTTAATAGTCGAGTTCAAAGAGTTCATTTCTTCCAGCATCCATAGTAAGAGTGAGTATTCAGTTGAACCTTTAATCTCCGCCAAGTCTTCCTCTAAATGGTCAGGTAAGTTAGTAAGTCCTAGATCTTGAGTTAGGAAGTACTTACACACATCGACTAGGAAGTTAGTGTAGTTACGCATAGTTAATTTAAGGTCTTTACCGCTCATGTGGAACTCGTCTAATAGCTTCAATGCGTCTGACGTACTATTCGATAGAATAGTCTTAGTTAGGTTTACGAACGTCTCGTAATCCGGTGTACCCAACGCATCTGCTACTTCTTGAACAGTTACGTAGTCTGTATAATCTAGTACCTTTTCCAGACGTGTAATAGCGTCCCGCATCCCACCGTTAGCTAGTTTAGCAATGAAACGTAAAGCTTCTATATCGTAATCGTACGATGCGCCTTCCTCGTTTTCGGACTCTAGAATATACTCCAGCTGGTTAACAATATCGTCAATGCTAATTCGAGTAAAGTCGAATCTCTGAACTCGGGACATAATTGTAGCAGGAATCTTTTGAGGGTCAGTGGTACATAGAATAAAGATAGTACCTGTAGGAGGTTCCTCTAACGTCTTTAGTAGGGCGTTAAATGCGCCTGTAGAGAGCATATGAACCTCGTCAATGATATATACCTTGTACTTACTGTCTAGCGATTTAAACTTGCTGTCCTCTATAATGTCACGCACATTCTCTACACCATTATTAGACGCTGCGTCAATTTCAATAGGAGTACCGTCCCCACTATTTACTTCTTTTGCGAAAATACGAGCGGAGGTAGTCTTACCTGTCCCAGCCCCTCCACAGAATAAATAGGCGTGTTTAATCTCTCCAGTTTCTAATTGGTTCAGTAGAATCTGCTTTACGTACCCTTGAGCTACTACGTCTTGAAAGGCTCTTGGGCGATATTTATTAGCTAAATTTATCACTAGCTTTTCCCTCCTGTAATCTTCAATAAATGAAGGGCCGTACCTTCTACCCATGGATGTGTATACGGTAAGCCCATTCCAGTATTTCCATCAAAGTCCCTAAATGCTTGGAACCATGCGGACTTCCTAAATTCTTTAGGATATTTTGTAATTAGAGTATATAGCTCATGACTCCATCTGTCGTACTGAAAATCTGATACAATATTCGTATTCTGCCGGTAGTATAAATTAGAGTGAACTAAAATTTGACGTTCCCTTTGATTCATAAGTGTTAGTACCTTAGAATTAAGAGGTTGACGCTTTCTAGTTGTAGCTAATTTAGGGCCGGTAGGTCGATTAAATAGTGTTCGTTGAACCATGACTAGCCCCTACTGTTCTTCATAAGTAATAGCTTCGTGTACGGCTGTCATAAGGTCGTTAAACACTTCGTCATCTGTGCGTAGTCGTTCTACAATACGCGCCTTACCTTGGAATTTTAAATCCTCACCGGCACTATCTTGTAGAATTTCGCCAGTATCTGGGTCAAGGATAGTGAACCATGCTCCACTCTTACCAACGAATCCATATTCAATTCCTACGTCTACAAGGTCACTTTCCACTTGAATACCTTCGTGGTAGGACAATGTGTATTGAACTAATTTCCGGTCGGGCTTAAAGGCTTTAGTCTTTTCTACAAAGGCTTCCACCATGTTACCCGCTGGGTTACGAGCGGACCTATTAACCTTTTCGCCCTTCTCGTCAATGAAGTCACCTTTGCGGAACTTAATTCGAACCGCACAAGCGTGCTTCCACATCTTACCACCCGGAGTAGAGTAGGTAGAGTACATACTATTTAAGTCCTCCCGAACTTGGTTAATACCTAAGAAAATAGCGTTGTATTTAGTAAGTAGTGGAGTTACTTTTCGACTGAACTCCGTTAACGGTGCGGAGATACCTGCGTAGGCTTTCTTAGTTAACTCCTCGTCCATTAAGTTCTGACTAACCATGTAAGGTAAAGAGTCTAAAACAATAAGACCTACTTCTCCTGTATCGTACATATCTAGTACATACTGAAGGATCTCTTCTGCGGAGTTATGCTCAGGACGTACAATCCAAAGGTTATCCACGTCAACGCCCAACTTCTTAGCCCAATCTGTATCTAATGTATTCTCTAAATCAAGGTATACAATTTTCAGTGGTTCCTTATGGGCATCTAGACGCATTTGGATTTCCTTAATTTTAGTCTTGTTCGAACCTTTTGCGTTTTGTAACTCCTCTAACTTAGCGTTCAAATCCTCTTGTAACTGCTCCCACTCTTCCTGGAAGATGTACTGAGCGTTCTTTACGATATCCAAGGCTGAAGTAGTTTTACCACTAGACTCAGGACCGAAGAACTCGATTACACGTTTACGAGGAAGTCCTCCATACGTCTGATAGTTCATAATAGGAGTAGAGAACGGGATACGAGGTAAGTTCTCCCGCTCTAATCCATGTACAGCTACCAACGCCTTGGAATCCTTATTCCAATCTTGCATAAGTTGTTCTAGCTTCATTAGAAATCTCCTGTACTTCCATGCCCTCCTCTTGCGGCGTTACCTAAAGAATCTACAAAGTTAAACTTCAGTTCAGGTTGTTTAGGTTGAATTCGGAATTGGGCAATACGTTGGTCGTAGAATAGTTCAGTGTCACGGGTTGCGTACCAAACTGAGAACCACTCGTCTGTATCCCCTTTGTACCCCTCGTCAATGACTCCACTAGAAACAAAGATTAGTCCTGTCTTTTTAAACAAACTTGAGCGAGGATGGAGGATAGCTTCGTGTCCTTTAGGTAGTTCTAAAGCAAACCCGTGCGCAATCTTAATGCTTTCGCCCGCCTTAATAGGACAGACTTGAGCTTTTTGAAGAATAGTTCGACATTTCGAAACTTGTTCCTTACTAGCATTGATTTCAGTAATGGAACTAGTTCGTACATCAACCCAATCTCCTGTGAATTTAAGTCGGTCCAATTTAGGGTCAATCATCTTTACGGCGATTTCTTTTTGCATGTAATGTTACTCCTGTTGAATTATATTGGGTGAGTTCGATGTCGTTAAGTCTAAATTGGTGAACTCGTTTAAGGGAAGCTAATACTTTATCAGCTTGCTCCAATTTAGACTGAACCTTTTTGTAGGCTCGTTTATAAGCAGTTTCGATAACGGTCTCGTTCATTACTAATTTACGAGTTTCCGATTCTTTATCTGGGATTGTCTTACCAGCCGCAAACGCATATAAGTCATCGTACTTCTCCCGACGAATCGCAGCACTTGCGTCCATCTTAATACCTACCAATTCTGCCCTATCTGTAGTGAAGTACATAACAGTAGGAAGGTAGGTAATAAAGTAGTTCAGATCTTCAGTAGTCATGGACTGAACGTCTGTTAGATGTTCCTGGATCTTCTCCATCACATCGTCCAAAGGCTTGGTAGCTTTTCGAACTACTTCGTCCACTACGACATTGACAATTTCTCCATAATCTTCGGCGTTCTTCGAAGCTTCCGCAAGCTCGTCAAGTCGTATATCAATGTGCGGTAATTTAGCTCTACCCATTAGTCTTATCAGCTAAATGTTCCTTGAACGCTTTAAGAACATTTTCAATAGGGATAGTGAGTCGAGTACGCTTCTTTAGATAAGGTACAGAATACCCAATATCCGTTTCAGTCGAAGGATTAATACTCTTCTTCCCTTGATGTTTTAGACGAGTAAGGTCAGTCATCGGGTACCACTTAATCATAGCGTGCTTAGGGAAGTAAACTAATACACCACCTAAAGCATACGAACATTGATCAGCTAGGAATAATTCATTCCATTGATGTTCACTAATATTCGAAAATGGTAAGGAACTAGAATGAGTAGTTTTTAGTTCAACATAGACTGTTCCGTACTTTGTCGCAGCTATAAAGTCACATGGATTTGCGACTCCTCTAAAGCCGTTCGTAGTATCGTACAGACGAGAAAATCTTGCGTTATTTCCACAAAGATCTGCTTCCTTCCTAAAGTCTTCCTCGAACATTTTACCGGTATATGTCATAAGCTACGTCCCTCCTTCCTACAGTACGGACAGTAATTAGACGAGCAATAGATTTTCGGGCTTTCCCCTTTCTCTACATACTCTTCACAAGTAACTAGCTTGTCCAGTACCTCGTCCTTCATAGCGTCAGTAATGTGATAGGTATAGGCCTTCTTTTCGAAGTTATCACGGTTCTCATACAAGAACAGTACATCGTCGACCCCTAGACACATTCCATAGCAAGTAGCTTGCATCTTGTGTTCTGGGTAAGGTTCAGTATGCTTATTAAACTTAAACATGGTTTCAGTTTTAATTTCCATGATGTACACCTTACCTCGCCATCTTACAAGTCCGTCACATAGGAACGATAGCTGAAGTAGTTCATTCTTACACTTCGTCTCATATTCATTTTTGACGAAGTTCTTGTCAACCTCGGTACCCTCTACTGGATTTTCCTCTAGGTATTCTGCTACATCTAACCACTCAAAATCTGGGTCAGTTTTGGACATCTGAACCATGTACTCCTGAAGGACTTCGTGCCTAAATGTACCCGCTTCCCCCATAGCAATTAGGTTATAGCTAGCGTTATCCTGTAAAGCCTTACCTATCCGCTCGAAATACATCTTACGAATACATCCACCCACGCCACTTGGCTTATAGTAGGTGGATGGAGTGTAAGCCTTTTGGGTAGTTTCAATAACCTGAGTAAACTTGTCCACGAAATTAGCCGCAGGCTCATTTACTTTTTCAGCCGCTACCATTTTTGCAATTCTGGACAGTTTACTAGCCATTAAGCGTCTCCTTCTTCTTGGGTAGCTAAGTAGTAAGTAACCCCATTGGATTCAATCTTAAGACATAGTTCATTTCCAAAATGAAGAGTGAAGTAGTCTTCCGATACAGTAGCTAAAATATCCCGCAATAGTAGGCTATTTACCGCGCACGTGAAGTCACTACCTTTATCCCCTGAGGCGTATTTAACTAATTCCTTAGAGCCTGATGTTGTAATAATAGCGAGCTGTTTAGGTCCAAAGTCTAAATGAATTGTACCCTTGTCGAACGCAGTCATGAACAAAGTAAGTCGGTCTAGGATACTCTGAATATCTGCGGTAGGTAATGTAACTTCGGATTCGAACTTCTGACTATCCATAACACTCATGTCTTGATAGTCCTCGACTCCCTCCATCACACGACCATAAATCTCTACCGTCGCAGTAGATACATAAATGAACTCGTCATCTAATGTCCATAGGTATAGCTTGTCGTCAGTTAGAGATGAAAGTAGACGCATCAGTGAGGACGGAATAAGTAACTTAGCTCCAATATCGTCAATAGGGTTCAAACACACCCGGATAATATCAGATGTAACAGCTTGATCTCCATCTAATAGGTAACCTGTGTAAATACCGTCTGCGTTACTTTTGGATACAGCAGAGTCGTTCACGTTGGCGATATTGTAGAACAGTGAAGACTTTAATAACTTAGCGTCGTCCTCACTTAAATCCTCAGGTAGGGCTTCGTCGAACATTGGATAAGATTCGTCACTAGGTACAATATCTACCTTGTAAGTACCGTTACCCTTAACTTCCAGGTACTCGGCCTTAGGTGTAAGAGAAATAGAATCTACGGTAGTCTTTTCAACTAGTTTACCAAATTGTTCAGCTTTTACAATGACGTCAATTTCCCCGTCAGCTTCAAGTGTATAGCGTAGCCAGTTGGAACCATCATAAGCTGTAAAGGTAACAATTCCATCAGCTCCTTCAATATACCAATATCGAGTAATTTCTAGTAGCTTACTAGGAACTAATCGATTTAGCTGACCTACGACCTGCATAAGGGTCTGCGTTTTAAACGTAATGCTCATCTTGAGCCTCCTTTAATTTTAGTTATACATTAATATACACCAATTTTCGATATTTTGTAAACACCTAAAAAGACCTTATTTAATAATAAGGTCATTTCATAAGGAGCTAAAATAATCGGTTCTGTTTATGCTTGATAGGCGTATAAGTATAGTTACTAGCCCAATCAAGTAAGTACTGACAGTTAATTAGTTCTCGTGCAATGTAATTGTCAGCCAGTTCCTCAACCGTAAAGTTCAAACCGGATTCCTGAATCAGTTGTAAGATACTGTCTTGTACCGGCTTACCTAAACGGTAGAAGTTAGCGGCTCCGCCATCCTTGCGGGCAAAACTAATATTCCCATAAGGGGTCATAATGTTCCCCATTGCGCCAGTAAGAATTGCTGAAGTAGAGTCTGCTGACGTGAATGGGAACTGTTCCAAAATCTTAACGGCAGTAACTCCAAAGGCGTGAGTTTTAATTTCTGGGTTCGAACTACTTTGAATAGTTTCAAATACCCGACTAAGCCACTTCTCACGTTCGTTACCGTGGACACCTACTAGTCCACCTAATCCCATGTACAGCACTTTAGAGCCATCTTTGTGACGGTGGTTCAGGATCTTATCTAAATAATCCCATGGTTCCCCGATGTGAAATACCGGAATGACACGGTCTTTATCAAGTACCCGTTCGTACATATAAAGGTAATTATCCCACGATTGGCTACTAGCGTCTAATACTTGTTGACGTGTAGCAAAATGTCCCTTATCCCCTGGAATGACGTCAAGTGACGCAATTACTTCGAACCTACCCTTATTACTATTTAGGTAGTCAATGTACTCGTCTAGGTCAATATGAACATTTCTTGTCCACGCGCCGTAGGCACTAGAGTCTACAAACACCTTACCACTGAAGTCTGGATGCTTATCTGCGTAATCAAACCAGACCTTTCCTGTAGAATTTCGTTCGTACTTCTGAGTGAACAATCGATTAGCGTTACGAGATAATAGGAAGTCTTCAATAGCCTTTGCACATCCTCCAGCGAAGTATAAATTAATACTCATGTTCGACCTTTCTGTTTTCGTATCGACTTACTAACTTAACCGCAATGGTAGTAAATGGAAGGATAACTAATTCGTACCCTGTCTTAATAACTACCTGACTAAGTGTCATGATGACTAGAGTCTGAACTGGCATTAATCCCCAGAATGCTAATGGGAGGAATACAAGGCTATCCACTAGCTCACCCATTAGACTTGAAAAGATTGCACGGGATCCAAATCCTTTAATTGAGTCCGGGTATTTACGTTTCATTCTAGCAAAGATTCGGTCATTTACGAAGTCCCCAATAACGAAGGCTAAAAGTGAAGCAACTAGTACCCGAGGAGTACTTCCTAGGACCGTTTGAAAGGCTTCTTGATTTTGCCAGTAACTTGGGGCGGGACTTTGAATCACTGCGCTAAAGACTAGTGCCGCAAATAGGTTTGCTGCGAAGCCGAAGTAACAAGTCAAACGACTCCATCGGTATCCGTACACTTCGGACACCAAGTCTGACAAGATGTAAGTGATAGGGAAAATGAACACGGCTCCGGTCATTGTGATGTTAAAAGGAAGAAGTACCTGCTTACTTGTAATAATGTTACTTACTACTAAGGCCACTACGAATAACAAAGTAAGAACTAATTGAAGTTCACTGACCATCTTTTTACGTTTAAAGGCTTCCATACTGAACCTCCTAGTTACGAATCAACTGAAGTAGTTCAGCTCGAGCAGCTTCATTTTCACGAAATAGTCCACGCATTGTAGAAGTAACAGTAGTAGCCCCGTGTTTCTTAATACCGCGACCACTCATGCAAGTATGTTCAGCTTCCACAATAACAGCTACAGCTTGGGGTTCCAGTACTTCCTGGATAGCGTCTGCGATTTCTTGTGTCAAACGTTCTTGAACTTGAAGTCGTTTAGCGTAACCTTCCACTACACGTCCAAATTTAGATAGTCCTGTAATCTTATCACTGGGAATGTACGCAATGTGTACCTTACCTACGAATGGAGCTAAATGGTGTTCGCATAGGGAATTGAACGGGATGTCCTTCACTAGGACAAGGTCGTTATGGTCAACGTCAAAGGTCTTCTCTAAATGTAGTTTAGGATCTTCGCGGTACCCTACAGTATGTTCAGCTAGCGCTTTTACAAATCGGAACGGAGTATCTTGAAGTCCATCACGTCCTGCGTCCTCACCTAATAGACCGAACAGTCCCCGAATAGCTGATTCTGCGTTGTCCAGCGTTGTAATTTCATCTAAGTGTAGGGAAGAGAATCCATTCTCCCGTCCCAATACGTTGCTTATTTTATCTAATTGTTCAATTTGCATGTTATACTCCTCTTTTGTTATCGTATACAAGTGTATGTAGTTGTGGTAAAGGTCTGACGTCATTGAACGCAGGATCCTCGAATACCTTGTCCCATAACCAGCCTAATTTCTCAAGTAGGCGGTCACTGATTTTTCCTTCTTCGTAAGCGTTTGCGTTACCTACTGAAAGATAGTTCACTGGACGCATTAGATGTGAAAATTCTTGAAATAGGTTACGTGCGTAAGCTAAATCCACATCGTCAAAGATTACGATTTTAAATGACCAATTAAGTCCTTCTTCATTGAACCGTTCAATAATCTTTTCCAGAATTTTCATGTTAGTTCTCATACCACTTGACGGCGGTTTAGGACTAAGTGTAATATCGGATACTTCCTTCATCCATTCTTGGTACCGGGTACCTTGGGTCTCTAATCCAAATTTGAACCCATGCTTCTTTAATTCCCTAATCATTTCGTACATAGGTTCCCCAATTAATGCTGGGTTACCTCCGGTTAAAGTAACATGGTTACAAATCTGTTGACCCTTGTCGTTGAACGCTAATTTCAAGATTCGTTTAGCGGCCTCTAGACCGGTAATATATTCTGGTTCAGTAGTACCGTTCCAAGTGAAAGCCGAATCGCACCAGTTACAGTGAAAGTCACATCCACCTGTACGAAGGAAAATAGTCTTTTGACCGATTACCATACCTTCTCCCTGAATAGTAGGCCCGAAGATTTCCATAACTGGAAACTCGGTCTTACTATTAGTACGGATTTTAATCTTTCCCCGATCAGGTTGGTTATACTGATTTGGCATTTTCTAATAGCTCCTTCACTGTAATGTACCCATGCTTGTCGTAGAATCGAACTTGGTAGTATTGCTCCACTTCTTCATCTGTAAAGATTTCATAGTAATCACTCTCAGCGTACCCTGTAGGAGTTTCCCACAATCGAACGAAATCCAAACGAGCGTAAGGTTGAAGAGCTTTTCCTAAATACCACGCTAAGAATTTAGACATATTCTCCGCCGTAGTTCGGAATCCAAAGATAACTCGCTTAGTACTTACGGCATTAGCCAGAGCAATAGGTTCGTCTCCTCGGAGCAATGTAGCATGGTCTAAACGGTCAATAAGCGTTCCAGCGTACTTCTTAACATGATAGAAGTCTACTACCATACCTTCACTCGAACCTTCTGTATGAAGTGGGCCAGTAAAGGATAGTTCAACCTTATAGGTATGTCCGTGTAGGTTAGCACATTTACCGAAGTGACCTACAAGTTGATGACTCGCGTCGAAGCTAAATTGTTTACATACTTTCATTTCTAGTTCCTTTCATATTGAACAGGGTCAGTGACACCGTTAACCTCAAACGCATGTAGACGGTCTATACACGTAGCACATTTACCACAAGCGTATTCGTGACCCTCGTAACACGAACGAGTAAGTTCGTAAGGTGCGTTAAGTTTAAGTCCAGCGGCTACTACCTGCGCCTTGTTTAGATTAAGAAGTGGGGCAAGTAGATGTACAGTATGTCCAGTACCCTGGAAAATTGCTTGGTCCATAGCGGCGTAAAATTCAGGCGTACAGTCTGGATAAGCTGACCCAGCAGCGTCATCACTGTGAGCTCCGTACCAGACCTCATCTGCGTTCTTACTATAAGCCAATGCTGCGGCTTGTGACAACATTAATCCATTTCTAAATGGTACATAGGTATCTACAACACCTTCACCATTCTTAGCTAAAATGTCAGCGTAGGATTCGTGGGAAATTTCCCCGTTACCTTGTAGTAGAGTAGATTTCGAACCTTGGAAAATCTGTCGAGAAACTTCTGCTTCTACTAGTTCAACTCCTAGATGTTTTGCTACGTTACGGGCGTTTTGTAATTCATTCGAATGCTTTTGCCCGTACAAGAAAGTTAATGCGGTAACCTTATCGGCTCCGTATCTAGCGACTGCCATTGCGAGGCAGGTAGTGGAGTCAACTCCTCCACTTAATAAAACCACTTTGTTCATGCGGCCCTCCGTTTATTTTTATTATTTACAGGTCAAACGAATTGAAAATCTGTATACTTTATTATACACCAAATTTCGTCAATTTGTTTACCTAGAGTAAAAAATAGGTACCAAGGGTTACCTATTTTAAATATAGTAGCTAAAAGAGTCTTCGTTGCTGTGAATTTTTCACGCTATCCAACTCCTGAGACAATCTAGCTAATTGTCGACCTGGAGTCAGTCCAATAATCGGAGCATGCTTCTTACCTGTAAAATATTTATCTACCGGCTTGTAATAATGCTGATTACCTAAGAATACAACTTCCTCCTTAGGGTCGAATTGTTTTAGCTGACCTAATACTTCTTTAGACCATTTTCGGAAAAATTCATTTTCTCGTTCAGGTACCATTAGGTCATATGGTTCAATAACCTTATCAGATGGAATAATACCGTACTTAGCGCTTAGGATGTAAATCGGGACATCTGGGTATAAGGATTTAGCGTACTTCAATTTACCCTTAAATACGGAGCCTATGTAGATATCAATAGCTTTTGCCGGACAAGCTTGTTTAGCTTTACCGCAAGTAATAATTACAATCACAATTGAATCTCCTCTCCGTACCATCTATCTACAATACTAGGGTCACATTTCATAGGTAAGCTAATAATGTCCTTAGCGGCTTCAATCATAACTTCCGTTAATCGTTGCGCCCCTCGTTTCGCATTCTCTTTAGGAATCTCACCTAATAACTCGTCGTGTACCGGAATCATTAAATGAAATCCTAGTTTCTTCAGTTCCGGATCATTGTGTACCTTAATCATGGCGTATTTAGTCATGTCAGCGGCGGTTCCCTGAATCACGGAGTTTAGACATTGACGTTCAGCGTCGGCTATCTTACCTCCGTTATCATGAATCTTAATACCCTCTTCTAATGCGCGTGACTTAATTTCGTTACGCTTTTTGAATCCCCATGCCCTGTCCAACTCCGCCCAATACTGCTCAATAATGTAGTCAGGAACTTCAGTAGACCCTTCAGCTTTCCCGTCAAAGTCTAATGGATCGAAGTTTTCATTCTTACTAGCGTCTACGTACTCGAAAGTATACTGCGGTAGACTTATGTCAGGAAGTCGTCTGCGTCGACCTGTAGCCGTTTCCGTGTATCCATAGTCAATAGCATGTTGCTGAACGAATACAATGTATTCGGCTACTTTAGGGAACTGCTTGAAGAAGTCCTCCATAACCTTAGAAGCTTCCTTCACGCTCACCTTCATTTGTTCAGCGATACTAGCCGCGCCACGACCGTACATCAGACCTAATAGAACGGACTTCACATTGTTACGGCGTTTCTTTCCTTCAGGATTAGTAGTTCCGTCCGGATTAAACTCCAAACAGTTTTCATATTCGGTATGATATAGTTTCGAACCAATTACTGCATACAAGTCTAAATTCTGTTCGTAAGCGTGAATCATATTCTCGTCACCACTTAACTCCGCAAGTGACCGAGGTTCTTGTTGAGAGTAGTCACTACCTATAATGTAATGTCCAGGACTTGCCGCAAAGATTTGTCGAACGACTGCTCCCTCACCACGTGACGGGATATTCTGTAAGTTAGGTCCTTCACTTGACATACGTCCTGTCTTAGCCCCGTACTGCTTGAAATTAGTATGAACACGATTGTCAGGTTTAGCTAAATACTCATCTAATGTCATGTAAGTCGAAACTAATTTTGCGTACTTACGGTACTGAAGTAAAGCCTTAGCAATAGGAATGTCCCAAGCTTTAACAATATCTACGCCAGTTCCTCTAGGACTTCTATCGTCGTTACTCTTTAGACCTAAAATGTCGTAGAATAGAATCGCAAGTTGAGTGCTACTTGAAATAGATACCGTTACTTCCCCCTTACCGTTCAGCGTTAGCTTTTGGTATTGTTGGAAGTTAATGGTTCGAAGATCTTCAATCTCAGGAGCGTACTTAGCTACCTCATAATTGAACAATTCTTCGGCTTCCTCCATCTTTTGTT